GTTGATGGTGTTCATCTGCGCCTCCTTTTAGGTAGCGGCCGTCCATACTGCACTGCCGTTTCCAGCAGCAAAGGCATGCCATAAAGCGCCGTCACTCCACACAAGCAGCGCGGCTCCGATGATGTGACCCGACGTTGAAGCAGTCAGGCTATCGGCCGCTGCATCGTTGTCGTAAATCATTTTGTCAGCCGGACTGGACGCAACAACTACGTTCTGGGCAGCAACGGCTTCCACGACTGGATTATTGCCCGACCATTTCTTAAAAGCAGCAGTCTCAGTTCGAGCATAGTGCAATAGTGCAGAACCATCTGACAGTCCAGCAGCAGCTTTGTATAAGTTGTATACGTTAGATATCTTGCCACGACTGTCGTATACGTGATCTGCGCCTATACGACCAGATGTTGCCATCTTCTTCACAATAGGAGTTAGCTCTGATTGAACAGACTTGTCCATAATTGGAGTCTTGTTGTCAATGTCGTATTTGGAAACACTAAACTTTGGCAGCTTAGCGGACATAGCAATCGATACATTTTTAGTCGGCTTCATCAAGTAATCTTGATTCTTCAAGTAGCCGATTAACGATGCCGTGACCCATGTTCTGCGTGGGTACAGCTTTTTGCCGTTAATCGACCAGATCCCGTAACCAGACGGTAAGACGTTCCACTCGTCACGATAATCCTTTGACGTGGAAACTTTAGTCCATGATGAATTCATACCTTGTTCTTTGAACTCAGCTTCACCAGTATTGATATTCAGCCTAAACTCACCAGCAGGGTAATGTGTTTGCGATTTGATTCGATCAAGATACACAACATCCAAATCATAGTTAGTTCTAAGAGGACGAACGTCAAACTTATTTCGACCTTCAGTATTGAATCGCCATATATCAACAACTCCAGCTTTGACTTCAGAGAATACTGCACCAATATACTTCTGAGTTCTGTCGAGCGTGTCGATAGTTGGAGAACCTAGATCAATCTCACTTCTGTCTCCGGTCTTACTAAACTTATCCATGTTTTCAGCCAACGCTGACATAGAGACGGCAAGTGCTATCTTGTTCTTATGGCTAGTTTTACCTCTTTCAAAAATAGCGCGTTGTTCTTCACTAATAGGTTTATTAGTGTAAAAATCAACGTACTTACTAACGTGTGTAGCAACGGCTCCTTTTGGCTTAAATAGGTAATGTATATCCTGATCGTTTTGATATAGAGATGGCAACGCGCGAGCAATAGCTGACATCGTTGCTTCATTCAATCGTGACTTAATGTCGTTCGTGATACCCATCTGATTAAGTAGGGTTAATCGCTCACCCGGCTCAGCATTCAAAGCGAGGTACAGAGGTAAATCAAAGGCAGACAAAACTTCAGCGTTAGTGACACTGTCAGGGAAATGAGTAGTAGTGTTTGGATTAGCCACGTAATCAGCTGCATAAGACAAAGCTATAGCAAGTGGGTCACTGTACTTAGATCCATACTCAACATCAAACAAAGCCTTTACGTTATCGTTGTTACCAAACACCTTAATGACAAAGTCTTTATTGCTATGCAATTTAGCCCATGTAACTAAGCCATCTAACCCATAAGCAGCGTATATACGACCAAAACGTATGTCCTTAGATATAGATGCAAATATCGGATCGTTAAATGCTTCAGCTTGAGATATAGGATTATCCTTATCAACTCTCTGAGTTTTCATCAATGCGTTGACTGCGCTAATTGCGTTATCTATTCTAGTCACGTTACCGTTAGGGTTAACATTAGCGGAGTTGGCACGGGACCACAGTTCCTGAATCTCAGTTGGTTTACGTTCATCAATAACTAGGGCTGACAATACGATTTTTCTATTCTCTGGAGTTATATCCCTAAGATTTGCTTTTGCAGTATTTTCATTAACACCGCGACCGGATCGAATGACACCCTTTTGCGTCAAGTGAGTCTTAAGGTTAAACCCACTTGTTTGCATAAAGGCATTCGTGTAGTGAATTACACGGTTGCGCAGGAACTGATGTGGAATACCAGTAGCTTTCAAGACATCTTCGTCAGTTAAAGCAAGCTTAGGTGATATGTCTTTAGCACTGCGAACAACACCAAACTCGCCAATCACCTTTTTCAGTTCATTGAACTCATTGTCAGATATGTCATTGTGAACTATGACCAACGGCTTAGATGCATAGTTGTCTGGTGACTTGAATGAAGAGGTATCTTCAGTTCCAGCTTCGTCATCAGTCCCAGTACTTTCATCTGTTCCGGTCTCACCTTCAGTACCAGTTGAGGTGTCTGTACTTGATGCATTCAAAGGACCAGAAGATGTTGCGCTAGATGCCGTTACAACATCGTTATAATCTTGCATCAGATGTTTAACAGATTTCCACATAGCGAAATCTGATTCACGCCAGAAAGCTCCAAGATACTTAGACAGAGTTTCCATCATGCCTGGATTAAACCCACCAGTCAGTCCACCTAAATTAGTGATCTGAGACCTGTCTATTAATGTAGTTCCAGACTCACCTGCAATCTGTACTTCAACTTTGCCTTCAGGTGCATACGAAGATCGATACTTGTCATAGGCAGCTTTATCTTTTGGATCTGGTTTAGATACGATAGCAAGTTCATCGTTAGGTCCACCATCCCTATTGATGTAAATCTGCATACCTCTAAACAAACGCATAGACGGGTCAAACGGTGCAACCCATTGACTTAGAATGTTGCCTGTTTGGTCTTTGATGTTCTTTTCAGTAACAGTAGCCAATACCTCATTGAGGTATTTACCAGTACCATTCCAGAACAGTTTCAGGTCTTCCGCTGGAACACGAGCGTCTCCGCTATCAAACGTGCCCTGAACTGCTGGGCTAAGTTGACGGCGCATAGTAGCAATGAGCATTCCTACAAACAACTCTTCTGCATCTACGGGTAAGTTGTTATCAAACTCACCAGCACCCATGCGTAGACTCTGCATCTGGCCTAGTATTTTGCGCCTGTAATTAGGGTCCATACCTCTAAGCAGGGCGTGGCCAATTTCATGGACACCAGTTTCTTCGTCGCGACTTGCAAAGGCAGCAATGATATTGAATGACGTACCGTCTTCACGAGCAGCAGTAAATGTAGCACCATAGCCAATGTCATCTAACTTAGATAACTCTGGTACATAAGCAAACGCAGCAAATCGGTCTCGATAAAACTCGCGCATCAGCATTCCAAGAGACTTGATAGTCTCCTCGTCTTGCCGTAGCACACGATGCATTACAAGTTCTATCTCACCCTTGCTTGTCTTGCGTTCAGCATCACGGTAATCAAGCGTTCTCTGACGGGCTGCCAACTGGCGAGCAGCCCAAGCACGAGCGAAATGATCAACCACACCAGACCAATAATGCGCTCCAGTTTTCGTGTACCCATACTGTTCCTGTAGAACTGTCTTCAACTGAGTCCTGTTGTTTACAATGGTGGCATCAAACTTGTACTGAACACCATTAATCTCCTGTAGGACAGTAACGATTTCACGATTCTGAGTAATAGAATCGATTTCGTTTTGCTTGTATACAGTTTCTTTTTTGACACGGCGAGGAGCTTGAGTTGACCTAGTCTTACCTTCGATCTGCTTAGTAAGGTCTTCAATTACCTTGTTGAGCTCATCAATCTTTGCGTCATGCTGAGACTCAATCAAACGCATTTGAGCTGTGAGGGCTGCAATACGAGCGTCGTTATCACTTGTGTCTGTAGATAATTGAACACTGCGTCCTGCAACACTCTTCTGCTGTTCAATTATTTGATTAATTAGTTGTTCAATTTTCTTTTCCAGCTGAGACACAGCCACCTTGTCAGCATTGCTTACGCCATCAATAATCCGTTGCAGTGCAGCTAGATCGCTTTTATGTTTCTGTTCCTGTGCCTCTAAAGCTGCCTGAATAGCTTCAGCTTGTACGCGCTCAGCGTCAACCTTTGCTTCCTTAGCCTTCTTCTTTGCTGACTTAAGTTTGTCTGTGACTTTCAACAGTTGCTCGCGAACTGCCTTCATGTCCATACGAGCTTGTTTTGTACTGACAGACATATCTGCCTGTAACTGATCAATTTTCTTTTTAAGATCAGCAACTTCTTTGGCTGAGTTATCAGTGCTTTCTTTTACACGGATTTGTTCAAGCTTGAGTTTGTTCGCTTGCTCTGCTAGACGCTCTTTAAGTGCTAATTCAGCTTGCCATTTTTCACGGTTTGCTTCACGCTGCTTTTCTTTATTGGCTTCAGCTTCAGCTCTCTTGGCCTCCGCTTCTGCTTTACGCGCCGATAAATCATTAACTTGACGTTGCACCTCCGGTGATTGTGGTGTAGCCGAAGCCCCAGCTGTCTTCCAGTTAGGGTCACTGTTCTTCATTCCAATTGAATGATTGACCATGCCACGAATAAGGTTCTGCATAAAATTGCGATCAGAACCCTTCACTGTGAAGAATGCAGATGCGTCTCGCTGATCACCGTAGACAGTATTGAAGACGTGCCATTCACCACCGCTTTGACGCTTGGCTGTGTATTCTGTTACTGCCTGACCAACGATGTTCTTTTTACCTGGGTCGTACTGAGTCATCTCCATGCGGACGCGTACATCACCAGTTGCGTCACGATTAATCTTGACGTTCAGTACAGTGTTCTTTACAGTGACAATGAATCCGTCTTTAGTGCGGTTGGCTGCACGTCCTGCAAATGATGGACGCTTAGCCATGAACGCAACTTGCAACCCACTTACATCACCAACTTCAGGTGCAGTCTGAGATGCAACAGTAGCACCAGAATCCATAGCATCTACAAATAGCTCACCTAGCTTTGATGCTTGCTCTTTGGATACAGGCTGAATACCAGGCATTGAACTAACAATGCGATCAACTACCTCTTGTTTATCTTGTGATGAGGTCCTACCGGCCGCAGCCATTGTAAGGCCGTATCTAAAACCTTTCTTCCACGTCTCCAGCACGATAGTTTGATCAATATCATCAATCTTTTGAATTGTTGAATAAGTGTAATGTGGAATAAAGTTACTAAAAATTCGCGAGTAAACTTCTAGAGACTGCTTGGGTGACATTCCGTACTTTTGCAGTAAAGGAATAATTTCACGAGAAACTTCCGAAAGGTAACTGCCGAATGAATATACGTTGATATTAACGCGCTTGTTATCTCTCACTGCATTGAAGTGATCAGCAAATTTTGTTTTAAAAGGGTTACTTACAATGCGATGAATATTCTCACCGTTACCTATGCGCCATAAGAATTGATCTATGGCTGCGTCAACACCTTTACTATTAGACAAGTCTTGGTTGCCGAAAGCACTTTTAATTACTACTTCAAAGCTATCGTTCTTGATTTCATCTGGCCGTTTTTTGTCTCCAGTTCCAGATTCACCTTCTGTGCCAGTATCCGTACCAGTCTCTGCATCAGTATCCGTACCAGTCTCTGCATCAGTATCTGTACCAGTATCCGTACCAGTATCCGTACCAGTATCCGTACCAGCATCCGTACCAGTATCCGTACCAGTCTCTGTAGTCATGTCAGTTACATCTTTTGGTTTTTCACCAAGCAACGCAACTGGGCCAGTGTCTTTACCCTCATCAGAAATTTCAGCATCAATAATCTCAGGTGCTGCTTCACCTTCAGCAAAGTCACCGTCACGGATGTCATTGATAATGTCGGAGTTTTCAAGGAAGTCAGATAGCTGCTGAGCTAATTTACCCTTGGTGTAAGGAGTAAGCTCAAGCTCGTCAACCTTCTCATGATCAGGTTCAAGCTTAGGTGCGCCTACTGTTTCTTCTTTTACGTTTGTAGGCTCTACTGCTTCTGTATAGTATTCATCCTCAAAATCAGGATTTGTATATTCACCCTGAGTAGGAGATGGCGTGTTACCAAGTACAGACTCAGCCTGACTTCGTGACAACTCACCAATGATAGACGATGGTTGCACAGTGAACGCACCAATGCGTGGATGATCTACAAGGCGAACAATATGTCCGTACTTGTTTTCTCCAACAACAATAGCGGTCTGTTGACCAAACTGATGCGTATTGACATCGATGACATCGCCACGCTTGTACTGTGGTGCTGGACCTTCAAAGTTCAAAACACCTTCAGCTTCTTTTGCTATACGACCAAGGTTTAACTCAATAGCAGCAGCGCGTTGATTCTTGTCACGAATACCCTTGATGGCTTCAAGATCACCTGCATACTTACGACGAATCTGCCCGACAGTCTTTAACTGCTCAGGTGTAAGTTCAAGAACTGCTTCGTTTTCAGTGCCTTGCCCAAACTTCCACTGGTTCTTTAGGATTTTCTCCGGTGGTATAAGATCTGACAAACTGCGTGGAAGTTCATGCTCCTGCACTTGACCACGAGGCACAACAGCCCCTGGCTCATTGATATTGATTTGGCTTTCGTGTGCACGTAGGTGCGTTCCATCTGGTAACGCAACAATGTACATACCCTGACGCTTCTGGTTAACCTGCTTAATCACACGAGCAGGAAACGCAGGAAGGCTTGGGTCCAGTGTGACTTCAGCATCGAAAACTTGCTTGTTAAAGTTTTCGTAGGCTTCAGGCATAAATGGTGCTGGCTTATCATTAGGCTTGACACCATGCTCAGACATTACGTTTTGAATACGTGTAGCAATCTTCTCGTTGCGGATTTCCGTAACAGGAACAGTACTGATGCGAGCTACGCCGTCAGGCCCAATGTCCTTAACTACAACACCAGCGTCACGGCTTATACCAAGAATGGAACGGCGTACACCAGCAGCTTTGTCTGTGTATTCAATTAGCGGAGTGCGCTTGAATATGAACTCAGTACTCGTAAGAGAGTCAGCTGCGTTTTTGGATCGATATCCTTCCAACACAAAGTCATTGTCTGTGTGTATCCACGCACGACGCTTCTCAGGATCATAGATAGCGTACTCAGCACCCTTGATAATAGGCTGACCTTCGGCATTGACATCTCCGCTCAATCTGCCACCCAGATTGAACCGACGATACCGACTGTCTGTCGGTGTGATCGTCCCCTCCTGCTCACGCATTTGAGTTTGTCTGCGCACTGCTTGATCAGCTTTGACTTCGGCACGTTTTGCTGCAAGTTTATTTAAATTCGACAACATAAACTCAGGGCTTTTGAGTCGGTTGTACGGCTCAGTCATCGCCTTACTGAATTTAGTTTCACCACTAAGAAGAGCACCGACCATTCCGTTACCAAGGATTTGCCATGGAGTAAGTCCGGGCATTCCCTGTCGCTTCTGGTCTTCAGATTGTTGCCAACTTTCAAATGTACCTTGAGCAAACTCAGTAGCACGGTCAGCAATGTCGTGCACGGTCTCTCGTACACCTTCACTACGCAAAGCCTTTGTTCCACGCTTACCCAGTGCGCCAACGGCTTTGCGGACACCTACCCCTGGCACTTTCAGTGACGGAGCAAAGAATGTCATGTCACCAGCCAGGGAACCTATCTGAGATGCATGGCTATAGTTAGCAGCGTTAAAGTCTTTCAACTCACGTCGCTTGTTCATGGCAGCAGCACCAATAAGGTGTTGCATTGCGTTCTCATTGATCTGCTGATTAATACCTGTGCCAACGGTTCCACCGCCAGCTGCTCCAAGAACTGTGCCGAGCAGGATGCCTAAACCACGATACTTGCCTTTAATGGTTCGAGCTGCCAATGCACCTCCAGCCATTCCTCCAATATCGCCTCCGATGAATGTTCCAGGCATACTACCAAGTCGTTCACCGTATTCAAGTCCAGCTGCCTCACCACCAGCAACCAGCGGGTTTGTAGCAGGAGTGAATACACTACCTGAGTCATTACCACTAAGTCGGTCCTGAAGCGCACCCAATGGTGCAAACGCACCGGATATGACTCCTCCAGCAACTGGCAATGCTTGCCTTAGTTGATTGACTGATTCAGCCGGAGTAAATGACTTACTCATAATTGGCAGTTCAGCACCGCCAAAGTAAGGGACGTTTTCGTTGATGAACCCAGATGTATCTGGTCCAAATCGATAAACGTCTTCAGGCGTATAACCAAGCGCACCTAAGTACTTTTGCGTGTTTGACTTATCAATAGCAGCTTCTTGTGCAAGTTGCGCTTGTTTGTCAACACGGTATTTCTCAATCTGGTCAGGAGTCAGATCTGGACGAAACTCTCGATCTACAAAGTACTTTCGTTTTTCTGGATCGTTGGCTAATTCAACTGCCCGATTAGCCTTGAAGGAAGCGTATTCTTTGCGTTGCTCTGGAGTGATAAGTTTTTTGTCAGACATTGCCTGAACAAAGTCAGACATCTCATTACTAAACAGGACATCATCGTACTGTGTAGCTTTTTGCAAAAACTTGTATGCACCTTGTTTAGTACCAAGGTTAGGCAGACGTTCCAGTATCTCGCGAGCACCAGCACTGCGAGCGAATTCTTCTCTTATTCGGTCGGGCATGTACCATTCTACTACATGCCCTTTTCCGATTTACGACGCTATTTTTTACCACTTACCGCAGCAATGTGTTCGTTAAGTAAGTCGAGCCTTGACTTAGGTTTAGCAGTTGGTTTTTTAACTGGCGCAACAGTTGGTTTTGGTTGCCCTTTGCCACCAGCTGGGTTAAAGCCAGGCCCAGCAGCCATTCCTCCGCTATCTGGAGCAGATCGACCAAATCGTTGCATCCAGTTAAGTACAGGCTCAGGCATACCAGCCATTAAGCCAGAAGCACGGTCTTGATCGTAACCCCATGTTGATCCCATTGTTCCCCATTGAGCAGGGTTGTTTTGCATTGAATGACCCATTGCCTCAAGCATAGGGTTATTTGTGACAAACCCTTGGTTTGCATCATAGTTACCAATGGCAGCAATGTTGGCCATTTCAATAGGTGATCCAGTTTGCGCTACACCCCATGCGTGTATGTCACTTGCCTGTCTCTGGAGTGCTTCTATAAACCCATCCATTTCTCTTAATGCAGCTTGTTGTGATGGGTCTTTAGGGTTAAAAGTTGAACTTTGCGTAAGTTCATTCTTCTTCTGAATAGCCATCATGACTGATTTTTTCAAATCGCCTACAGCATTAAATACACTGCGTACATTCAATGCATGTTCTTGTGCTTTGTCAAAATTAAGTTGCTCACCTCGATACCCCATCATGTCGTAATGACGTGACATAAGGTTGTTTTCTTTAGCTGCTGCAAGAGCTAGACGTGCTCGTGCAATAGCCTGATTCGCCAGCGCAGCAGCCCCTTTAAGAGGAGCGAGTCTTGTGTCTGTATTAATTTTTGCCGTGCGAGCTTTCATCAATGCGATTTCAGAGTCAAGCTTACCAAGTACAGACGTAGTCCTTGCATGTTGTAATGCCGTAGACGCTTGCCTAGCTTCAATGTTTGCCTGGTCAGTTGCTTTCATCCCATAGGAGGCGTGTACTGGTACATCTTTAGCGGTAGGTTCACGCTCACGGGAAATCATTACGCTTTCAGGAATGCCAGCGTTAACAGACTTCTGCACATCTTCTGGAGATCGCCATATATCTTGTGGCTTCATGCCCATCATCTGGTTGAAGTCCTGTGGCATATTCATCTGGCCACCGTAATACTTAGCAGCTCCTTGCCCCATCAAACCCATAAGGTTTCTAGTGGTGTCATCTATAGGCGTGTTTGAAAACTCAAGGAAGTTACGGCTACCCTCTGGACGAACAGCCATAGACTCGCCTACTTTAGGAGTGTTCTCACCGTACAGTTCCATAATAGACTTTGGGTCATAAAACTGAGTCGTTGGGTCCTTGGCGTAGTCTGGATTGACGAGATTACCTGCGCCAATTTTACGCTCAGTAATTCCGGGGATAACTGCACCGGGAGCAGCAAGCATCCGATCCAGTTGATCTTGGGAAATACCATATGGCCTATCTGGAGATTTGCCATACAGGCTCATCACAGAACCACGCAACTGATGTATACCAGTGTCAAGGTCTGCGCCAGTGCGTCCTTCTAGACGCTTCATCCCACGATCAATTTCAAGACCTACGTTACCAAGCGTGTCTTGCTCAAACTTTTTGCTTTGCAAACCTAAAGCAGCTGCATCTGCTTTACGCTTAAGGTCTCGGTCTTCTTCAGCCGATGATAACTTAGCTAACTCAATAGCGTTACGCTGACGGTCACTCCTAAGTCTAGCGTTAGTGGTAATCAAGTTCTGACGTTCACGCCGACCTTGATTACGTGCGTTAAGGTAACCTTGACCTAGGCCAAGTAGTACTCGTGATAATCCAGAACTTACTGCCATTTGTTTACCTACAATCTAAATCCGCTATACGGAAGTCTGAATTGATTATTCGGAAATTCATTTCCGCTATATGCCATAGACATAGGATTCATATTGCCTATACGTGGACCACGGTTGCCAATCATAGGTGGAGCTGACACACCTACATCACTTCCATCTGAATAGCCGAACTGCCTGTTACCTACACCTATCTGCCCAGGCATCTGTGTCTGTGGAGCCATACCACCTGGATTACCCGCAGCGCGTTGCGCTACTAAGTCTCGCACATTCATACCGTTGTATGGCATAGCCTGTGCCTCATCACCCATGCCATACATCTTCATCAGGCGATCCATCTGGCGTTCGTTAGCTTGATCACCAAGATAAGACATACCAAGCTGAGCAATGCCACCCATAGCAGCAGCCTCACGATCACGGTTAGCTTGTGCAAGAGCATCAGCACGAGCTTTTTCTTGAGCGTTCATGCTGTACATTTGCTGGTCAACACCCATCATTCCTGATCGACCTTGATTAAACAGCCCTTGACCTCGATTAATCTGATTGCCAATCATTCCAGATAACTGATTGATGTATCCTGGCTGTTGGTTCATGTCGTTAATGGCAGCATTGTAAGCACCTTGCGCCATACCGCCAACAGCTGCTTGGTTGATTCCACCAAACCCACTTAGTGCCTGTCCACCACCAATCATTCCACTCGTTGCTCGCATACGTGATTCAGCTGCGCGTCTAGCTGCCTCAGTTTGAGCTGCTGCTCCAGCCATTTGACGAGTGTTGTATTCTGTAGACAAACCTCTGTTTGCTAAATCCTGCAATCGACCAATCTGTGCATCCAACATTGGGTTGTACTTATCCAGCATTGACTGGCCTGTACCCATGTCGTTTGCAAACGATCCACGCATTCCAGCCAGGTTAGACTTAGCTTCACCCATTGCAAGTTCTTGCTGAGAAGGACCAGAATGCCGACCAATGCCAAGCGACCTACCAAGTGAACTTAATCCACCGAGAGCTGCTGGTAAAAGCGCACCAATCATTTGTGCTTGACCAACACCTGGAATAGCCATTCCAAGTGCCTTCATGCCAGCACCGCCTAATGCTTGACGTAATCCGTATTGACCAAGCGTGGCCATCGGACCACCGCGTGAACCAAACAGTTGGTTGGTAAGCGTTCCAACACCAAAGTCACGCAGACCACCCATGAGCCCAGCAGGTAACCCTTGCCATCCATTCTGCACTTGTTGAGGATTACCCATCATTGGATCTGCGTTTGGTTGCATACCTCCAACTTTGAAGGCGTTGGGGTTCGTCTTAAAGTAACCACCACTACCACCGCCATAAGATCCATTCCCAAATTGAAATCCACCAGAATTGCCGTAGCCCATTACGCCACCTTCACCCATCCATTGAATGAACTAAACTTGATACCTATAAACATTGCAGCTTGATACTGCGAAGACAAGTTTGAAAACGATGATAACTTGTATATGGTTTCACCAGTTGATGCATTAATCGTAACCGTATTAGCTGTTGAATCCGTTTTCATTATTACGCACAGTTTACCAACACCAGATCCTCCAGTTGGCAACGTGACCGTTATGGCTCCTCCACTTGCGTCAGCCATGACCAGCAACGGTGAGTCGTAAAAGGAATCAGATGCGGTGATTACTTTAGTAATCATGTTGACTGGAGCGTAAGGAAGAAGTGGTGTGCCAAAAATGGTTGTCTCTTCAATAGATACGCTTGTTTCACCGTTTAACCCTGATCCACTAGAGCCAGTAGATGTTGCTGACGAATCGTCAGGGAGCATATTTGGGACAGACATTACAGGGACCTCGGTATTCTTGCGTCAACGCAATGTATGTGTGATGCATACAAACGACTTGCTGTATTAGCCCAACCATACAGGTTTATCTGCATGACCGTTGCCAGTGTGTTCCTATTTACATTGCGTATAGCAAACGTGCGGTTATAGTTAATTGGCACATACCACGTACCGCTTCCGTGCTTATTAGTTGCGGTTTCATCTTGCACTGCCCAGTTAATTGCGTATCCATGTGATGCGGTTACGCTTCCGGTCTGCGAAGATGAGATTGCAGCACCGCTTAGCTTCTTGACTGTAAATGATGAACCAGTAGCAGATGAGATCAAGTAGTAAGTGTTCTGAGCTACATTGGTTTCAATGTCAACACTAAGAACTACAAGATCATTAGCCTTGAATGTATTTGTCGCTGTGACTACAGGGCCAACATACGTGCCACTCACACCAGTTACACCAGTGCCTGTAAACAGATGGCAATCAAGTTGCGATACTCGGTTACTATTGTAGTAGGCTATACCTTCGGAATACGTCTGACCATACTGCCTTGTAGTCAACGACCAGTAAATTGGATTGGTCGTTGACGTATCTTGCATGTCAACATTGCCAGCCAACTTATAGATTTGTCCGTTAGTTCCAAGTGCGTAAAAATCAGCTTGGTCGTTACCAAAACTCATCGACACGCCACCTGTAAAACCTTGGAATGAGCTTGGTGCTGTGCCATAAGCAGCAGACGTTGGAATAGTTCTCCATCGAGTCCAGCCACTCGTGCGTGTGTCATACACGTACACGTAAGAGTTTGTACTGTCACCTACTCCAGGAGCAAAAACAAACAAACGTCCGTTATGCAATGCATAACTGATTCCTCTGTACGCTGACGGTGTTAAGTCAGGAGCACCAGTTGCCTTATCCAATGACAACATCTTCCTAAGCTCAATACTTCTAGGTACGATGCTTCCGTCGTTAAACTCAACAACACCTATAGGACTTTGCCACATCAACCTACCAAAAACAGACATTGCAGCTCGTGGCGATACGCATCCTGTAGATGCCTCGGTGATCATTGACTGAATTGTGAACGTCGATGGATCCCAACCAAGTAACGGGTAAACACTACGTTCTCGAACAACTAGCATAGCAGCAGATGTACTGTTGTTGAAGAACATCTGGTCACCACTGTAGGAAAGTAACGTAACAATCTTTTCGTTGTCTGACTTAGATGACAGCGTAAAGCTTGTTCCTTTGGAGTCGTGGTTTGGATCAGTTACATCTGGAACCAGAGTTGTATACAAAGAATACTCATTGCCGTAATTCAGCACCCATGAGCCATAGACAGTGTTACCTTTAGATACCCACAACCGTTTCTGGTGAATAGCCAGTGAAGTACACCCATTAGGTATCTGGTCACGCCCAGGTTCAAAGAACTGGCCTTGATCATACGGCGCACCCTCATAGAACAAGTCACCATCAGGTACATTGTCTAAGAATGTAATCTCATTCCACGTACCAGAAGTTGTCACAGATGTAACGGTTGATGTCCAGTTGGTTCCACTACTAGACGCACTAATTGGAACTACTGCAATGAGTCTGAACCGACCATCCGGGAATACGCCTCGTGCCCGTCGATAAACAAGTAGGTGGCTGTACTTATAAGTTGATGCAGATGCGTATGCTGGATTGTGGCGCAACCAAACTGCATCAGTTCCTGTGAATGCAGTTACATTCTTGATTGCATACGTCAGTGTTGCTGGTACATTTGCTGTCAACACTACAGTTCGACCAGTTACGCCGTTGGAATCTGTATAAGTCAATGTTCCAGCTGACGTAGAAATAACTGATAATTGATTGGCAGCCGGGATTGTATCTGTAACAAATTCCGTTGGTGTCGCGGATATAACTAGTGGGTATGTATCCCACTGCAAGTCAGACGCAATGGCAGATTGTGGGTTTAAGGTAATAGACGCTTTACTATAAGCTGCTGTTGTGCTTACAGTATTACTTACGTTACATGGTAATGACTCAAGGCCTGTCTGGTATGTAGTACCTTCATGGTAAGTTGGTGGTCTAAGGTTTGTCTGATCACTACTGTACCAACGAGTGAAAACGTACTCGTAATCTGTATCAGGAGTTAGGTTTCCACTACATACAAGCTCACCTATTGAGAACAGGACTGCATTGTTTTGCACGTCACTGTATTCAGTTTCACATCTAACGTAGATGTACTGGACATTGTTCCTTTTGTTTTGTGATATGCCATAGATCTTCCAAGTCATGTAACCTTTCTCGGAATCATAAATGCCATAACCAGTCCACTCTGGAGCAGTTGCACCAGTGTTCAGTAAACCAAGACTAAGATACGGAAGGTTAGTTTTTATGGCTGTTGGAAAATCCATTCGCAAACTGATTGTGTCTTCTTTACTGTAATCAGTTTTTGTCAAGTTACTAAACCGTAAAGATTGACCACGAATGTAACCAGCTGCTAATGGACTTACCGAATCATTGACTTGTTTAGCTCGAATGTTGAGCATATTCTGTGAATCCAATGCGTTTGTAAGATCTGGCATCACATGGTCAACTATGCCCCATATGCCAATGTTGTCTACAAATACACCTTGGTCACTACCAGTGCTCTGAGCTGGGTTACCTGTCTGTAATTTTACAGATATCTTAGATATAGTGCTTGCCCATGCACGAAGGTCAACGACTACACTGATTGCTTTCCAGTCTGCATTACTGGTTGCCACGGCAGGGCTTATATTCTGTGTAAACACAGCTCCGTTGATTGCAGTTCCAGAACTATCTTTGCCTGTAACGGTAATGCGGACCGATTGATTGCGCGGAGCAGTCATACTGTCATTGTTGAACATGACGCACTTAAACAAGAACAGTGCACACTTCTTTGTCTCACCGTTATAAGTGTAAGACGGAACTGTCTTATTAAAAGATGTAATAGCGTCTGACCCACCGTCAAGGAGTAGGGCTAATGTACCTGTGTCGTATGACTGAATTTTGCCTGAGCCACCATACCAGTTAATACCTGTAATGGTTTTACATGTAGGGCTTGAGTCTGATGTCCAGTACGTTGCACTAGGATTGGAGTTATGTGAGTCATTTTCAAACGTGTAGCCAGTAGTGGTAGTAGTGTTAGTAATTAGCTCTGCTGATCCAAGGTTGTAAAACGTAGCAGTATTTGTTCCTGATCCAGTTGTGGCAGGTGTCAATGTTGCACCTGTCATCGCAACACCTATTGACAAAGCTGTGCCTGATATAGAGCGAACGTAGTAAGTTACGCCAGCTGTAATGTTAGTCGGCAGCGCACCGCCAGAGTTACTAAACACAACTTGAGATCCAACAGCAACATAAGTTGATACGTCAGTTGTTGTTGTTACCGGGGCAGGACCTGACGTGGCAAATGTAACAGTAGATGTCGCAACCTGACTGTAAGTAAAAGCAGGATCAAAACCCGTTGATAGGTTGTTATCTATACCTCTAAGCGAGAATACGTTGTATGTTGCACTGGTGGTTGGAGTTAGTGCTGCTCCACCAGACGTAGCACTCACCTGGAATGCTGAACCAGATAGACCAGTAGACCTAACGTAATAGACCGTGTTAGCTAGTATTACTGTGTCTTGAGAACCAGCAAAAACCACTGGTTCATTAGCAACAAACGTATTTGTGGCGGTAATACTTGAGTTCGACGCTGCCAACGTAGCAGAAGTAGCCACCTGTGCAATAGGTCTGACAGGTGTAGTTATAACTGTGGCTTTAGGAGTGATGAGGTCAGTACCGTTTTTGTATGCAGGTTTTACAGTTGGCACAACCTCAAGTGTTGTTCCATCTGTACGGAATACATTGCCACCGCCTTCGCCTGGAACACCATAAACGTATTTACCAAACTGAACCATACGGACTTTAGCTGGATCAGCCGAGACAGTACCAAGAAGAGTGGTAGACGTTCCACCAGTAATAAACTTACGGATGTTTGCTGTAGTGCCACCAGCCGTGCCTTCGGCGTAGATGATGAAGTTGCTAGAGTTGTCAGCTTGACGATATGCAATTGGCTCGTAACTAGAAGTCAAGCCAGACAACGATGTAAGCTGTGCTTGCCAACCCGGACGAACAACTAACGCTCCACCGTCATTCCAAAGGTTTACTGCGTCTTGAACAAAGCCATCCTCAAGGTTATTGGCTTGAATGTTAGTGTTAATTCCAACAAAACGTCGATCGCCAAATGTGTATGTTTGGCGAACTATGTCTGCACTTCGTGTATTATCTGCCATTATTCACATGGTCCTCTATTCCATTGTATTCCACTCGTTGCATATTGATTGTACGTTGACGTTGGCGCAGCCTGAGTCGTGAACGATCCAACCGCATTTGGCGCAACAGAATAACTGTTTAGTGGACTAGTGTTACCTAAGTTATAAAGCCTGAATAAAGGCAATGTGTACGGTAGCACATAGTAATTAATATTGTAATCGTTGTCCGTTGCCCAACTAGGCACAAGCGTTCCACTACTCGTAAACAGATAAGCAAGCGTCTGCGGTAACTTAAACGATGACTGCAACGTGACGGTTTGAGCATACGTTGTTGTCAATGTACTGCTCACGTTGTAAGAAGGAACTACACTTGTGTTGTATGTCCAGTTACAAGTGTCTGGAACAAAAGTCAGGGCAAGTTCATAGATCCTGTATACAGGTATTGTGAACGGGAACGGGTAAGGCTGTACGCTTACGTTGTCAGGTGATCGAGTCCAACCACATATAGTTTCACTGATTGTTTGCCATGGTGGACACGTACATAAATACCCTAGCGGTACGTTTACGGGGTTAACTGTGACACGAGAACTAATCTGCGTTGCTACACGATAAGTTTGATTAAACGCTAAACCTACCGTCGCACTTGAAGACATCTGGACAATGCCAGACTTTGTCAAAGATTTAACTGGATTGACAGTTACTTTACTGCTCAGTAAAACACTGGCAGTTATAGTTTTTTGGCCAACAGGTGTTAAGGTTACTTTGCTGGATGCGTTTACTACTCCAGTTTTTATCGAGCCAACTGTAACTACTGGAGAAAGAGTTACCTTGCTGCTTATGTTTACTATGCCAGTTCTAACTGCTGTGACTGAAGCAACAGGAGACAACGTGACTTTACTGCTTAACTGTACAGATACTGTTTGAGTGCGTACAGCAACAGGAGTGAGCGTTGATCGCCCACTCATGTTGGCTATGCCAGTTGGATTACCTGCTTTTTGACCATCAGCAAAAACAGTGACGCGACTACTGATATTGACTGACTGGTTTTTAGTAAGCGATTGAACTGGTGTAAGCGTAACCTTAGAACTGATACCAACTACAGGATTTTTAGTAAGTTGCTGAACAGGAGTAAGCGTTACCTTACTGCTGATGTTTACCGACTGATTTTTAGTCAGTGTTTGTACAGGAGTAACAGTTACTTTTGAGCTTATATTTACTGACTGATTTTTAGTCAGCTGTTTAACAGGATTGACTGTTACCTTAGAACTAAGTAAAGCAACCGCGACGTGAGTTACAGTTGCAACTGGGCTTACTGTAACTTTACTACTTATTTGAACAGCAGCAGTTTTTGTTACTGTTGCAACCGGAGTGATAGTGACCTTACTACTAAGGTTTGCTACAGGATTCTTTGTAAGTTGTTGAACAGGAGTAAGGGTGACCTTACTGCTCATATTGACGGATACAGTACGGGTTACAGTGGCAACAACTGTAACCGTACTTGCACCGCTGAGATTTGCTACACCAGTTTTACCTGTAGTGCTTGCGCCAAAGGTTATACCAAGGACACCAAACCTTGGACCTCCACGCAGTCCACCAAGGGGTGTAGACATTTAATTACCTAGTATTGATCTACTGTAATACCGTTTGTACCAGCGTTTGAACCTACAGCAAACGTAAGAGTATCACCGTTATTTAAAGTGATAGAACCTGAAAACGTGCCGTAGTACAAAACCGGATTGACAGTTGCAGCTGAGCTAAAATCGTTGTTTCCGGTTAAGGCTGGTGTAGCAGAGTTGTTGAGTGTGAGCAATATGCCTACACATGTGTCTGTTGTGCCACCACTAATTGTAATAGATATTGATGAAGAGTTAAATGCTCGCTGATAATCAGCTGGCGTAGCAGGAGCACCAACAGTCATTGCAGGAAGAATTACTGGCGTATACGTAACACCAGTAACGGGAGTGTAACTAGTTCCAACATCATCTGTTGGAGCCGTTTTCATCAAGTAGATATAAGGACGCGCTGCTGCCTGTGTAACAGTAGTACCTCCACCGTTTAACCAAAAGTTCAGCGTTTTATTTGCGCTGTACTGTGTCATTGCGACTGTTGTTGCCATATTTACTCCTATGCTGGGTCAAACGTAGTTACTGGATCTACGCCTGGGGATGTAGTCAAAGCAGCAGTCCAACCTGCTGTAGCGTCATCTTCCAACGATACCGTCATTGTACTACCTGAGATAGCCACCTTATTGCGCAAATAGCGAAGAGCTGCTCGCATGGTTCGGTCATCTATTGGATAGACAGTGTATGCACCTGTAGATGCAGTTGTAATAGCCGAGCCACCAAGTGTAGCACTCAGCTGGAATGTAGTAGATGTCAGACTCGTTGATATGACGTAATACTTAGTGCCGACCGTAAAGCTTGCAGGTGCAGTACCAATAAACTGAACTGCATCACCAGCAACGTATGTGTTATTACCAGTGAATGTAGCCGACGATATTGACGTAACTGATACGTCACCTATGTTTCCAGTCATTGCCAATCTGCGAGTTAGCAACCCATCTGCTACAGCGTTGTTTCCAGTTGCATTAAACTGTGCGCCAAGAGTTATAGTTGATGTATTCATCAACATGGACTTAAGGTTGGTGGCTGCCGTTGCATCGTTGGCTATACGGTGAATGTCAACGTCTATGCCATTTGTAGTACCGCCACCACCACTGGTTGAGTACATTGTGACATCACCGTTTTTAGTGTCTGTATCTGATCGAACAATACGTAGTCCGTATGTACCGTTTGTTGTATGCGACGATATAGACGCGTTCCAAACAGAGTTTTCGACATCTGTTTTAGCCGTTGCGCCAAGAGATCCAACAACCTGGGATGTTGATACAGTTGTGCCAGTCAAAGCAACAGTTGTTGTTGGCGAACCAATGTTTGCCCAGTCTATACCAGCTTCGCCAGTTGTTGTAACGTCTAATTTACGTCCAGCAACAGTTGGATAAAGACACGCTTGATCACGTAATGTAAAACGGCCTATGCATGAACCAACAACGCTTACACTGTCTACAGTTCCTGCTGTAATCACGCATTCAAACGACGAACCGTCGGCATAAAAAGTAGCATCAGATAATGTTGTTATATTGACATGATGCATGCCAGTTCGCGCATCAAAATCAACGGTCAATGTAACACCAGCCGTAGACTCTGTTGTAGAATTGTCTTTATATACAGATACGACAGGTGTCCCCGCTAATGTGAAAGGCGCACCAGTACTAGGTCGGAATGTGGTGAATTTAAAGTCAATGACATCACCTGCTCCGTAATCACCAAGATATTTACTCATCTTATGTACCCCGCTAACGGATTAGCTGCTAAACCTGCCGCTCCCGTAACGTCCGTGATAATCAATTGCATCACAGGTAAACGAGTGTCTGTATCAGTCCATGCTCCAGCATCAGTGCGTTCACACCAGTTAATGTCGGCAGCTTGATCAACTAGCGCGGTGCGATCAGCTGCACTTTTTAAAGTCCAATAATGCGTTGTACCCATATTGGTAGCACTCGTTGGTCTGAGTGTCACTCTGTAATATGTGTTGGGCAATAACGCTGAAAGCGTCGTTTCATTAAAGTATATGTGATGCGGATAAGACGCTGCGTTGTATATCTGGTCTTTGTCAATGGTCACATTTTGTAACTCAGTAGTTCCATTGGAATCATACAAAACTAAGTCCCAGTCACCTGTTCCAAGAAGTCCGGAAACAATCACTCCTGCTACTGAATAAGAAGAACAACTACTTGATGGCATCCTAAAACGTAGACCAAATTCATCGGGGGTAGTAGTGCTGTTGATAGCTGCTCCAATGTCAGTACAACTAGTAAACGGCCAGCCATATGACTTTGTAGACGAATGGTACATAAACGTAATTGCAGTTAACGCTAGTTTAGATACGGCTGTTGATCCGTTAGCCTGTATTGCATAAGGTGCGCGATCTTGTAGTTGAACAGCGGTGTACGACCTTTTGACTGTGACCGAGTTTAGTGAATCCCAAGTACCAGCAGATGGTTGTATCCAAAAACAAAGTACTTCACCGCGTTGGGCTGAATAAGCAGTGCCAAGTGTAATTGTTGTCCAGGCCCCACTTGCAAATGTTGTAGTAGTTCCGAATGCAGTGTTTGTACCAAGCCAGGTTGTCGTATCTGGCGTAATTGTTCCGGCAGTTGTGTTGACGAGTTTTAATCCACCACTAAGTGTTCCTGGTGTACCTAGTTTTACGCTACATAAAAATGAAAGTGATGTAATCGTTACGTTTTCTGGAACTCTCCACACCCAACCAAATCCTGTAATAGCCGTTGTACTTGTTGTGTTAAGCACAAATTCTGATACAGATGACATTGGCGTACCGTTGTTTGACTGCAACATTGGAGGCCAGTAAAAACGTATAGCAGCCATTAAGTTGGATCCACCGTTACGTTTGCAGTGTTAGACAACGTAGCAGTCCAACCTGTAGTCGTATCGTCTTCTTTATACACAGTCATCACGCCTGTGCCTACGACTACCTTATTACGCATTGCACGTAGAGCAGAACGTACAGTTCGCTCAGTTGAGGAACCATCACCATCACCACCAGTGGCTATATTGCGTACAAGAACTGCATCCGCAATAGCTGTGGCAGCTGGTCTGGATGTAATTGTTGCGTCAAGGTTTGTTAAGCCAAGGTTTGTGCCAGCAGCATAGTCATACGCCATAACCTGAACTACAGCGTTATATTGACGGCAAGCAGTTTTCTGTACATTAACTGCAATCCAACCAAGCGTATCTACTTCACCAGAAGCAAACTCATAGTAGTACTGTCCATTGCCAATTTCAGTCCAAGTTCCTGTGCCTGTGGCTGCTGTAGCACCATTTTTAGATATTGTAACTGTAGGGGCAGTCTGTCCAGTTTTAGGCGTATATCCATCTGTAACATCAACCAGTAGCACTGGAATGCGTCTGCGAGCTGCTGTGGTTTCTGATTGTTTGATTTGATACATAAGTCACCCGTTAAACATTGTAAACGATGCGGATGATCCACCACCGCCTGATGCCGATGTAGTCACACCAGAAAAGTGATAATTATGCCAACACTTCTTTAGTGTGTCCGTAGTCAATGTTGTCCCACTTAGTGTAGCAAAATATCCATTTGAACATTGAGTCCAACAAGCCCAATGAGCAGTTGATTGTTGCGTTGTGTACAGAGTTGTCAATGCTCGGTTGTTGCCATCTCCACCGTTAGATTCAATGCCTATATAAACTGGTGTATTAGTTGGCACGTTCACATCTGTCGGTAACTGAAACGTGTATTCCATTGCCCATTGAGTTGATCCAGCATCTTTGACAACAAGAGTTTTCAAAGCTGTCGCTATTGTTGTAGATGTAATGTCCGTATAAGTTGTGCCTGACACTGAACCAACTTTTACTTTCAAAGGAGTACTAGTTGTGGCAAACGCTGTTTGTATGTTTACGATGGCACTAACTTTACTTAACTGCAAAGATGTAATACTTGCATCAGTATTAAACGTAATGATGTTGCCTTCAGTAACGGATGCGCCACCTGTGCTTGACCATCCAATGTCTTTGTAGATGTTTCCATACCATTGACCAACGTAATAACCAAACACTGGGGCTTGGGCATTTACACCAGTCCAGGTTGAACCATTCCAATAAGTTGTGCCGGACAATCCACTAGCTGTACTAACCGTGTCAACCCATGTTCCTAGAGATAATGTTGATCCACTAACATATTCAAGAACAAAGTAATAAAGATTGCCTTTAGTTACACTAATGGACGTGCCAAGCGTAGCCTCTACAGTAGTGCCAGCCTGTGTAGCCTGAGACCAAGATACGTTTACAGAACCTAGATACGTACCATCTGGAACAGACCATGAACCACTAGTTGTTGCACTTTGAATTCCAACTTTGATGACACCAGAACTGGATGCTGTAGCAGATTGAAATTTAAAACATAACTGAGTTATGCTTCCAGTTACTTCAGCCTGGAATAAATAACCAATCTTTGTAGGGCCTGTTGTCAGATCAAAAAGATTCCAACTCTTATTGGTAGTAGCACCAATAAATGTTGAAAACGCACGGATGGTATGCGGGTATGCAAGTGTAGCCATTATGGTGCAACTAACGTACCCTTGACCCAGATATCATCAACTGAGTCGCAATCCAACACTGCGTACTTGCCCTCTACGTTTTCTTGTGACCAATCAAGGATCAGTAGTTTTTTAAGTAGTTCATTGTATGTATCAAGCTGTTGGATAAGTTCATTGAAAACATCCATGTTTTCAAAATAAACACCAGCCAACGGGTTGTCACTAAACCGAAAGATGAGGCCACCAGTATCGGTTTGCTCTACTGAAACCAAACGAATGTTCGTTGTCACTTGTGCCATTTATTGACTCACTTTTGTAAGCGTTTTTTCGATTAGCACATTGAACGCTTGAACTGTCCGCAACCCCAATGTGCCAAGTAAAAATGACAAACCAATCATTTGATGAGGTTGATCCCAACCAATTTGCTTAGCGACTAGCGGTGTCAAATAAATTGCAGACGCTGTACCAGAAAGCACAGTGATGATGCCTTGGATTACGGTTTTAACTTTAGGCCAATCAGTTCCAATAACTGCACCAATAAATCCAGCCAGCAACTGATTCCAATCAAAGTGCAACCTATCCATCGATGTCCCTCGTCGTTTCACTGACTTTTCTCACCTCCGGTAACTTGGTTGAAAACACTGGCAGTGTGCTGTCTTGCCTCATAAAGAAGGCGATCAACGCAGTTGCCATAGCGGGTATACCAGCTCGGATACCTTCTATGCTAGACAATAGCAGTGCTCTAGTCACCGTACCATAGGTTGCTGTGTCAGATATATGCTGAGTTTTCCAAGCAGCGTCAAACTCTGGGGCTGCTGATGTAACAAAAGCAGCAATGGCAATTGTTATCAAACGACCCCAAGCTACGTTCACTGTTGTGCCATTACAGGTGGAATTGAGAAAGGACCGCCAGCTTGTTTAAGGCCACCGTCCAACTGAAGATACAGTTTCATACGTCCTTCGTTATACCAATTCTTCCAGAACAATCTGTCACCTAATGTCGGATCATCAATGTTCTTCATTACAAGTTTAGTGGCAGCGTAAGAAGGCAGCATCTGTCGCATCAAATCATCAGGGATAAAACTAAATGATGTACCAGTTGCATTAGTTATGTCTGGGATTCCGTAGCCATACAAAGTTACAGGTGTAGACGTAGCATTAGAGCAATATGGGTAAAGGCTAACGGAATAGTTATCCATCCTGTACCAGTTGGTTATATTTGATGATGTGGTTACAACCGTTGATGCGTAGTTCAGATCGTTAGCTCGAACACTAGACTCAGAAGCATGGATCAATCTTGTAGAGCCAACATAAGCATCAGTAACAAACCACATAGTGGCGTTAGCAGGACTAGGAGATGACATGCTAGTCAACAACATATTGCGTGTGTTGGTCGTGTAAGTAAGCGTACCTGTCACTTGAAATGCAACGCATGACCTACAGATCTCAGCAACAGCTTCACCAATAAATTGTCGCACCGTTGTGTCAGATTCATTACCTGAAGCCACAGTGCCGTCACCAGCACTCAAAATGCCTAAAGTTGAGTTAGTTGCCTCATTAAGCAACTTGTACGTCTCTTTGGTCAAATCAGCCATTGTGAGGGCCATTACACTGGTCTCCTTGCGTATGTAGCTGCAAATGATTCAACCATACCTAGACGATCGATATATTGTGCGTTAAACATCTGAAAGCCATCACCATCTTTGGATTGCATGGCACGTTGCGCTAACACTCCATAAACGAGACAGTCGTGCGCCACCGCAGGTAAGGGACATTCAGTAGAGTCCGTAATTGTTTGAGCTACGCCATTTGAGTCATATACCCAGTAATCACCTGGAATAGCATAGCCTTCAATCATTAAGCCTTGAGTTATAGCAGCTGCTGGTGGTGGGTATACGGACACTTTATTCATGCCCGTGAACACTGCTACGGTAGGGTACGCAGATGATCCGTCATTACGGACCATGTCAACCTTGCGGTTGTATGCGTCAAATATTCTCATGCGCTCCCAGTTACCACCAGTATTCTTCACTTGTACGTTACGAATACGATAAATGTCTGGAGCGCAATATTCAGATGTATTAGCAGCTAGGTCTAAGTATCGACGGCCTGTAAAGCAATCGGTAGACCTAGCTATCTGATTAGTTGTTTCAACAATGAGGAGGTCAAGACCAAACGGATCTTGATCCGAATCCGAACCAAAGTAATGCCGTCCAAGCAGACGCACTCTCCGTTTGATCTCACCTCTAGTCATTATGAATAGGCTCCGTCACGACCGGATACGATGTCACACCGACAGGATAGCGTTGGGTTCACACCTGAAGGGAATGTACACGTAGCCCATCCACGTACATACTTGTACGCATCTTGAACCTGTCCGTAACCATCAATAAAACCATTAATCAATGGTAGTGGTGTGTAGTATTCACCAGATGGGTTGAGTGCACGAGTAAGGAATACTGTACCAGCCGTCAATGCAGTAACGTCTTTGACAAATAGTGCAACACCAACTTTATTGATAGTGATTGTCAAACCAGTGTAAGACGATGTCACCGAGATGACGTTTACCGTGTCACCGGAAACAATGTTTCCTGGAGTACCTGTAAGGTTAGCACCAGTCAACACCATCTGATCACCAACAGCAATATTGACCGAGTTACTCAAGTACTTTGTAACGGTTGGTGTACCTGCACCAGTTCCAACAACAGCAGGACCACCAGGAGTCAGACTGACCTGAATAGTACAGGTGCTAGTCGAGGATCCAGTAGATGCGTTGGTTGGTGTAGACAGGATTACGTAGTATGGCGTTGCAGCTGTAAAGCCGTTAGCCGTTGTACCAAAGTAAACCACATCACCAACCGACACAACTGGCGCACCAGTGATGTTAGCAGAAGCGGATACAGCAGCGGTAGTAGATACAGTTGCGTAGTTGATAACTACGTTTGACTGAGATGCAGCTACAGCAATCGTATACACATCATGTGTGCGGAATGCTTGCGTTTCAGTTGGTCCTTGATGAACAGATGTCCACGTTGAACCATCTTTAGAAACATCGCATCCAAACTGAAATGCACTGGTGGTGGTTGCAGCAGGTACAGCAGCATAAGTTACACCCGGACTCAACATCCAACGCATATAAAGCAAGCTGTTAATGCCATTAGAACCAAACGGTTCAAGCAATAATGGTGGGCTATAAAGCTTAGTACCAGATGTCGTAATCTGTGTAGCTGAAGCAATCGTGCCTAGTGTTGGCAACAAAAAGTCTTTTGCCATGTTATCCCTTTCAAAAAGGGAGGGTTTCCCCTCCCTTTAGTTAGATACCGCCGTCCTTTGCATTGACAATTGCAGCAGTAGTCGTAGCCGTCACGGTGTGTGCACTACCTGCTCCAAAAGCCCTATACAAAAGGCGAATGCGGAAGTAACGATAGTTGTCTTCAGCTGCACCCGAACTGTTCTGCGAAATGGTTCCAGCAGGACCGTACAGAGGAACATACATCTGTACAGAGCCATCACCACTAATCGTAGAAGCTGTTGCATATGCGACTTTGAATGCCTGTACGTCAACTGGAAGTGTTGAGATAACACTGAAGTTAGTGTTGTCTTTACTTGCCTCAACAACCGGGTTAAAAGTCCAATAAGTAGTCGTGTCACCACTTGTTGAACCAACAGCCGATACGTTTACGTTGACGCGAGCAAACAGTTCTGATCGGTTATTCTGTCCACCAATAGACCCAAGGTCAATGACGGAACCGATTGTCGTACCACCACCAGTCACATAACTACCCGTAAAAGTAGGCACAGGAGAGGCAGTCGCAGCAGACAAGGATGCGGAGCCAAAGATAAGCAGAAAATCTCTTGCCATTTGTTACTCCTTATGCAACCTTGATGTTGTAAACACGTCCTACAGCACGTACGTGAGGCATCCAGAGACCTACACCCCAGTCAAAGATAATGTTGTGAAGAACACCATTTTCTTTCGATAGACCAAGGTAAGTTGGCTTGAATGGACCAGACTGCCATCCTGTTGCGTAACCGGATCCGTAGCGAACAGCATAGATGGACTCAAGGCCAGTCGTTGTACCGGAAGCTGCTTCAACACCAGCTGCGGTTTCATCTTTAAGGACGTGAGTCACACCGTCTGCGCGACGGCCAACAGAGCGAACAGTTGCTGCCTTGTACTTTTCAACAGGTCGATCGAAGGAATCCTTCGTAATATCGAAACCTGCGCCGATGCCCATGTTACGAATGGCCCATTCAATACGACGCTTGAGACGCTCAGATACATAAAGGACAATACCGTCACCGTCAGGTGAGTTCATGTTGTCCAAAAGCTGCTGAATGTAAAGCATCAAGTTGTTAGCCAACGTAGAAGCCGACGTGGGTGTTGTAAGGTCAACACCACCAGCGTTAACCGACATTTCACCAGGGATGTCAAACTGATCTGGGTTAGCAAGACGATAGCGAAGACCAGGGAAACAGTCAACGTCACCAGTAGCACTGGTGGGATCGTTGTTTATGAATTTCGTATTGAAATCATAAGCAAATGCTTCCATGAAGATTTGAATCTGAGCTTCAATTGGGTCTACGATATTGTTTGGTTGATCCAACAGAACGTGGTCTACCTGAATCTTGTTGCGAACAAGATACATGGATTCTTCGTACTGTTTTGGCTTACCCTTGGAAACCGTTGGTTCCTCGTTGACCGTTGCCCAGTTGATGGTTGGAAGCGAACCGGACTGGTTCGTAAACCGAACACCAACCTGACGAAGCGATGGCGAGGAAGTCAGCGGGATGTCCTTAAGGGCATTCCACGTCTTGTGAAGAGCTTTCGTAATTTCTTTTACGAGAGGGTCGTTGCTGATAATTGCCTGATCGGCAAGTGTAAGAGCCTGTGTATCAAGCAGGACTGCACCGGATGCGATTGCCATGTCTGTCTATTCCTTATAGAGTTCCACGGCCCCTTTGAATTCCAAGTAACGCAGCCAAACCAGCGGGACGAGATTGGTTACCGCCTCCAGTTGGTCCCATGCGAGCAGCTTGTCCTTGCCCCATTGGTTGTGGTACACGCTGTTGCTTTTTGATGCGACTTGTAATCTCTGGAACCATAGCTTGTGTCAATGTGCGTACTTGCTCATGAACTGCTTGAGCTGCCTGTACTGGATCAACTCCAGCTTGGATCAAGTTGTCAACGAGCACTTCCGCACGAGCTGCCAGTGGATATGCTTGAAAAGCAGCTTCACGCTGCTGATACATCATATATTCCTGGACCTGTTGCATCTGCCGTTCGTAGTTAATACGAGCTGATTCAGCTTCGTACTGAGCTTCGGCTACGGCTGGATCCAACAACTGCGAATCGACGAGCTGTTGATATCTTTGACGAATCGCCTGGTCTTCCGCTGCTTGCCTTTGTTGTTCAAGTGCTGCGTCAACCTGCGAAGCATCAGAGTATCCCTGTTGCTCAAATTGTTCGATAACTCGGCCCCACTTCTGGAGCTTTGCCTCAAGTTCCTCTGCCTGTCGAGCTCGCTCATTAACTTCGCGAAAACGCTCATAAGGCACTGGATTAGGTTGCTCGGAATAAGCTTCCTGTTCCGAATACTGTGGCTGTGACTCTACTCCGAGAATGTCGTTGACAATATCGTCGTAGTTATCATCGTCACTTTCTTCGTACCCGTCGAACTGATCCGCATCTTGACCTGCTTGCTCGCTTGTCGCCCATTGCGAGTTATCTCCAGAATCGGCGTTATCCCGGATAAAGTCTGATACAGCGTTCCCTAAACCACCTGTCTCGCCCATCGCTACGGCTGATGAATCCGTAGTTCGTGTCATCATCTCATCAGGCATAAAAACAAGTTCTCCTTATTCTAGCACACCTATTTTTTTGATTTAGCCACTGGTGGCTTTGAAGGTTGTGCCTTCTCCTGATCACTGCCTCCAGTGATCATGTCTTTACTCAGATCAGCAATTTGCTTCGCTGCGTACTCATTATTAGTAAGGTCTGACTTTTGAGCTTGTTTAGCCATGTCAAGTTGACCTTGCATCTGCAACATCTGCTGTTGCTTCTCCATGTCAAGCTGTGCCTTCATCTGCTCAGCTTCTGGATTAAATATCTTTTGCTGCTCAAGTTGCAGTTGTGCCTGTTGCATCTGCTGTGCTTGTTCTTGCATACCCTGCTGTTTCATCTGCTGGTTGGCTAGATTTTGCAAGATGTCAGATGTTTCCGGTAGTTGCAACATACGTATAACAAGAGCATTGGTCTCAGGATCGTTTGGATCACCAAAGAGTCCCATCTGACGAAGGAGGACAATCTTTTGTAGTTTCTGATCGTCAGACTCACGTTGTGATGAACCTGGGATATAAACAATGCGATACTGACCACCGTCGCGAATGCTGTCAAACGTGATGATGCCCTGTTGTATTTCGTTCTTCGGATTGATCTGATCATCGACTGAACCGATAAACGGCGCAACTGCAAACTGATCTACAAGAGCAATCTCCCATTCTTTTATCCTAGCAATAGATGCCTCTATATCGGCACGAATAAACGAGTGCTGTGTGTTATCAGCTCGCTGCAAAAGTTTTACAGATTCAGCTGGCGTACCAGCAGCAGCCTGACCTTGGCTTACATCGTGTAAACCAGCAACGTCCATCATGTCTTTTTCAAGGACCTGAAGGAATGGGAACAGATCTGCACTGATTCCTGGAGCACGTTGAATCTGAGGAGGATGACTACCGCGATCATAATAGATCTTTCGGTAAATACGGCCCTTGTCATCAATGTCTTCAGCTGATTGGTCAAACGCGTCTGCTCCTACACGGCTTAGACGCTCAACCATTACATAGTCTTTGTTCTGCTCAAACTGTTCAAGTGCTCTCGAATAGATGCGGTTATACGATTGCTGAAGCGGACAAAGATCAAAACCAAGGCTGTGTCCGTACGGAGTTCCGCTTCGTGGTTGCCAACGTAACGGTATAAAAGGGAAATCATCCTTTTTCTTGTAAGGCCAATCTCCAGCATAAAGTAATGCCTTGTTTGTACTTACAATGTAACGCCCTTCTGGATACTGTGCGGTTGGTTTTTCCCAGTACTCGTAAACAATTGCAGCGTGTTTCTTACTATCAACATTGTTTAGGCGAGCTGAAGACGGCTGTACCCATCCATTACCAGATCCGTTTGCACCCTCTAAATAAGCGTCAACATAACCAGCATTTTGTCCAGCTATAGCATCTGCGCGTACAGCTTTGCCAGCTTCTCCGTAATTATCGACAAACCACGATAGAGGTTTAATTGACGCATGAATAATCCAACGGATGTCATGATCTCGTTGCGCTGTTGGATCCAACAGAATGTTGAAACACGGAACAATTTCTTCTTCCACATCTCCAAGTGGTAGTGACTCATACGCGGTAATTTCACCTGTAGACAAGTCACGTAATGGCATGACAACTTCTGACTTAGCGTTCCAGTACACCTTGACAAACGATGTTCCAGTTACGCAAGCCCACCTTACACGTTCTTTAGTCTGGGTTTCACGGTCAAACTTACGCGTGTAATGTCCAGCAATAAAGTTGGCTTCATCACTAGCCTGTTGATCTTTAGGGTTGTACGACAGCGGTACAGCACGACAGTCTGGTGCAACCTGAGTTAACTTACCAACGACACCATCGATCAACGGGCGCATCTTGTTTACAGTCACATAACGGTTTGCTTCAGCTGGATTCTGCAACTGTACTAAGTTACGTGTTTGACTGTTGATACGAAACCATTGCCGTCCCTCAAAGAATGCGAGAGACTGCGCCCACTCAAGTTCCATTTCTTGTCGTGCGCGATACGCTGTGTCAAACTGCTCTCGCACAAAATTGTAAATACGTACTGCTTCTTCAGGCTGTTCTTTAGGATCTACGCTCCACTGATTACCTTCGTGGTCAAGGGTTAAATCATCCTTGTTTGTGAGGTTTGTGTTAGCCTTCGGGAAAGACCCAGGCATGCCAGTGTTATTCTGTTTCTTAAGTGCCAGAACGCGAGCTTTTAACGTAGGTGCGCCAGGAAGGCCACCCATTCCATTAATGTCTGGAGCCATTATAAGTACTGATCCCTAAGTTTTTCATACACATCTTGCTTCCATGATCGGACTCGAATGGTGTGTAAATTCCACCAACTCAAGCCAGAAAATACGGCGCAAACAAGCAATAACAGTATTTGGATAATATCACTGAGCATTAGACAAACCCGTCATCCTTATCTTTGTTCATCCACAGTGGAGTCCACGGTTTTGCCTTTTGTGTTTCAGGGCAAGTAACAGGAAACTCCCTCCACATAACACCGTATCTAAATGAGTCCAAAGCGTGGTCAGACTTGGTTCCAGCATCAAGGTCTTCTGGATCACGAGGGTCTGACATTGCTGCTTCTAGTTCACGTATCAAGTTAGGGCAAGTTCCTCTGAGTATCCGTATGCGCGGGTACACAACGCCATTAACAACACGTTTACCAGCAAGCCATTCCATAACGCGTCTCCAGCCAGCTTTGCGGTCCTTGACTGCTCTAACTGCTGGAAGGTTGCGCCTCCACCAAACTTCAACTGGATATTCGCCGATTCGTTGATCGCCACGTTCAGGCGGGAACGTGTTAGCCCAGTCAAAAGCAATCGCTTCTAGTTTTGTATTCCACGGTCCGTCTGGGTGACTCGGATTGACTGGTGATGCATATCCACGAGCTTTAAGTTTCTGAAGTACGTCTTCAGCCTGTTTACTTGATACACGACCTGCTTCGTATATCTCGTCAAAAACGTATATGTCTTCATTCTCATCTGATGCGTAAAACAATGTCGCAGCAGGAGCAGCCGTACCAAAGTCGTGGCTGGCCCATATACGCCACCAAGGCTTAATGTCCATCTGATCAACGACGTGCCATGGCTTACCAGATGAATCGTACTGAGCAAAGTCTGGGAATAACCTACCACCTACACCAACTTCGTGTTGACACTCTCGTAAGAATGAAATGATCCCATAGTCATCAATTTCACGTTGGCAGACTTCAAGGTTTTTATGGACCCACGTAGGTTTACCATTTGTAATCTTGTAACCAGTGCGTCCATCTTCACGCTCAAATGGTTCATACGTCAATCCTTCAATAGCAGGAACTATCGGAGACTGAACACGATGTTGCAACATGTCCAACTCACCAGACAATGTCTGTGCCATTACGCTATTAGCGTGAATCTTATTCTGAACAAAAACTATCGCGCAGTCGGTGGATTTGGCTGGGAGGATCGTTTGAGTGATCGTTGCAATTTTCTTTTCAACGCGATTAACAGAGTCATCAAGCTCGTCAATGTCATCCAGAATAATGAAATCAGGACGAAGGTGATCAAGTTTAACACCACGCGCACCAGTGTCCAAGCCGAAAGCGAGGACATTGAACCCGTTCGCCGTTCTGAGTTTTGAGGCGTTCCAACCCTTACTAAAGCCATATCTGTTAAGAGCCCTTTCAATACCACAACGCTCCATAGTGTGAGCAATATCAGATACGTGGCGGTCGGCTGCTTCTTGTGTACTACAAACGTAAAGTAAGAATCTACGCGTTCCCTTTACAGCAATACGAGCAGCGATGTGTTCCATGGTTGTGGACTTACCACCACCACGGAACCAGCACTCAATAAGTGCAGGAGGAGGCATTCCTGGCTCAATGCTTTCAGCCCACTCCCATGCGCGTTCGTGATGAGAGCCAAGGTCTGATGACATAGCGTGTGGAGCAAAAGTCCTTAGCCATGTTTTGTAATCCATCGATGCGCCGTCTATGGGGAAAGCTCGCCCACTGTCGTAATCTCCCGTCTTTATAACCTCAGTTATCTGTGCGTTAAGTGCCTCTAGTAACGCAATAGACAAAGGCTTGTCTGACTGTGTAAACCGACGGAACTCCTTTGGTGTGGATCTATACGCTTGCGATTTGGCCATCTGATTCACCTACTATCTCAGCGTCTTGGATTTCCATTTCCTGTTCAACGTGATGCATTCGCAGTATTTTGTTGATGCCACCCTGTATTGCAGCCAGCGAGTCAGCGTCACGAACTGAGGTTTTAATTGCTTCGACAATCTGCATAATTAGCATGAATGCCTGATCAGCCTCAAGCGTATAAGCTTTGGTTTGCATAATGCGCTGTTCAGCTTCAACCAAGTCAGACCTGCGAGCAATAAGATCGATGACATCTTTGCTTGCCGAATACTCATCCATACGTTCGTTTAGCAAGTCACCTATTTGCTCAAACGCGTCAATAAAGTCAGGACTGCCAAGCTTTGACTTAGCAAGTGAGTAAGCTGCTTCAATCTTTCTGTACTGTTCAAGCCCAACGCCTTCAGCTGCTGCCTCAGCGCGGGTATCCATTAACGCAGTCAGATAAGCAGTGTCATCACGCAACGAAAACAAGTCTGGATCGTCGCGATAGCAATCAATCTTTTCTAGTAAATCTTTTCCAATGTTGCGAAAACGCTTACGTTCTTTTTGAAATAAATGAGCAAGATACTGTGGCTTTTCAAGCTTTTGCAAGGCTTGGTTTCCATGTGCTGCGCAATACTGACTACCTGATATAGGAGTACTTTTGCATTGACGCTTTAACTTGCCTTCCATGACAAAACCAGCGCAACATTTGATATATCTGCCAAATGTTTTACGGTAAAGACCATCTGACCTTTCAATGAAAGTTGGGTCATCTACGTTTTGCGAGTCCATCATCACGCAAGTATACTACCTGCATGGCTAAACATGCACCTGATCATTACCGAAACCTTGGCTTTCCTGTTGTTACTGTAGCCAAAGCATGGGAACTTGGGTTTGAGCTTTTTACAGCACTTAAGTACATTGCTAGAGCAGGTAAAAAACCAGGCGAATCCATGATGGATGACCTGGTTAAGTGTGTTTGGTATATAGTTTTGTATGTCACTCAAGACCCAGAAGACGCTGATTATGTAGCAGCTAAGTTTACAAAACGCATTGATCGAGCTAATAGAAAAGCTAGGCGAGAACTACCGTAACCCGATGTTTTTTGCGTCCATGTCAAGCTGGGCTTGAATACCTCTCAAATCATTAGCCAGCAATCTAGTAGCTTGTTCAGGAGTCATACGTTTTGCTTTTACTTCATTCTGGTAAAACTTTTCAAGTCCACTGTATCTACGTTGCGCTCCAGTTTCTGCTCTTCCACCTCGAAAGTTTTGTCTGTTAGCCATAGCCATATCGCCAGCAGCCTGTTTATCAGCCATCCATGGAAATGCGTTATTTGAGAGTGAATTAACAAGGTTATTTGCGCCAAATGTACCTATTGTTAAAAGGTCACCAACAGAAGGTTGACCACCACCTCTAAATGTAGGATCATCAAACTGTTGTCGAATTGGAACATGTTGATTAAGTATGCCCATTAACGATTGACGATCAGCATTTGCCATCATGCCGTTTCCTGTAAGAGCTGCGTAAAAGTGGTCTTTAACCTGTTTTGGCAAACCAGCTTGATTCATAGCATCTTCAAGCGTCATCAACATTAATTTAGCTTCACGTTCACCTTTTTCAGTTTTTACAGCATTGTCTAAATACCCAGGTTTAGAAAGCAAATCGTAAGTTCGCAGAATTGAATTTACGTGATTGCCTTTTGTTACCGCAGCTTCTTCAAACCAAGGATCTCCCAAAGGAGAACCAGCCATTACTGCGTCAACAGTTCTATGAGCTTTACCTCCAACGCCACTGTAAAGAGTTTTATCTACAGCATTAATACCTTTGCCAATAAACTTAGTTCCTGTAGCAATGCCTTTACCTACAGGAGATTTTGCTACAGCGTTATATGCATTTGCAAAAGGTTTCCCGATGTCTGATTTAGCAGCAAGATAGGCTTTAGGAGCAAGCCAATCATAACTTACTTTAGCTGCATCAATTGCGTTATTTAACGCTGGCATATAAGTGCGTATTGCTGGCCTAACAACTCGCGCACCTGTTTTAATAGCTTCACCAGCTGCATCACCAGCACGTTTTACAGCAGCACCAACAGCTGGTATAGCTTTTGACGCAAAACCTGGGCCAAGTTTTTTAGCACCGTAATTTATTCCAGCAGTAAGCGCAGCTACACCTGTTGGCACGGTAAAAGTTGGGTCTGTAAAAAATCCAGTTGCACCTTCTTTTAACATATCTAAATAACTTGGCTGTTTAGGAGGCATTAGCGTAAAGCTCTTTCCTTAATTTGAGCGTAAGTTGCACCTGCTGGCGCAGCACCTTCCCTACGACCCATTGCGCGATACTCGTCAAGAATACGTCCAGCTTTACCCGGATTCTCTCGGTCAAACTTTTGCGCGATGCCTTCAGACTTATAATCACGCAATGTTTTCTGAGCACCGATCTCTTTGTCGTAACGATTCATTAGCTTAGATGCTGTATCGCTATCAACAGAATCTCGAACAAGCATACCTTGAAGGTGCTTGCGTCCAACGTCACGGCCACGTTTTATAGTAGCGTCAAAAGCTTCACCAAGATAATCCTCTGGACTACGGTTAGCTTTTTGGTTATTGCGAACGCGTTCACTCAATCCTGGCTCAGCTGCTTTTTTAGTTGCTTCATTTGGAGCAGGTGAATACAGTTCTCTGTCAGCTCTGTTTCCTTCTGATGGTGGAGCATTGCGACCCGGAACTGACACAGGTGACGATCCCGGATTTGGTTTTGCAGCAGCTTCACTTTCATTACGCTGTCTTGTAGCAAGATAAGTAAGTCCAGCACCAGCACCAAGCGCAAGGCCTAAACCCATCCAACGGCCTTTAGCTCTCGGACTCATACCTTTTAGGCCTTTGACTGCTGCAACTTCTGGAGCAACAGATCCAGTTAGCAGTCTTGGTCCACCACTAGGCATATGTGGCGCAGCAGATGGAGTGACATGTGGTGTTGAATGTACAGTTCCACCTATTTGTCTTGGGCCATTGTTACGAATCCTTTGATTGCCAATATCAATGTAATCTTTTGGATCAACATTGATACGAGCCCGATTAGGCATTTGCGTAGCCTGTTGCCTACTAAACTGTGTAGCAGGAGATGGTGAAGGTGTACGCCCAGGTGAAGGTGTAGGTACTTTATTTTTAGGATCTTGACGTGAAGGTACTAAAGCTGCGCCTGGATTAGTTACCGTTCTGTCACCTGGACCAAATGCACTAAACTGTTTATCTACAGAAGAAAATCTAGGTGTACCACTAAGCGTAGGTTTACCATCTCTACCTAATGGAGTTCGTGAATATGTATTTTTTCCAGTTGGGCGAGTCGTAGCACCGCTTTGAGTTCGGTTTGATGTTCTCATGTTTGCTGTAGCAATTTTTTGTGACTGTTCAACCGAAATACCAGGGCTAGATCTAGGCGTTCCCGCGCCAGGTTTATCCCATGGATGTTGTTTATTAAAATCCATGGTTGATTGACCTTCAGGTGTTGGTTTTGCCTTTGGTTTACGACCACCAGTTTTTGGTTTAGCGTTAGGTTCTGCCATGACTAACACTTACCCTTCTTGCAATTTGCACACTGACATCCAGCGGGATGAGGCTTTTTAACACCCATAATTTGCGACATAGTCTTTACTGATTTAGCCATTACTTTGCCCTCGCTCGTCCTTTATATCCTTTACCAATGACAACTTTGCCACCGGGACGCAAATGTTCTTTGCGCTCAACGCCCATAATTTGAGACATAGAAGGAGGTGTTTTAAAGCCATGCTCCTTCATTTCCATCTTTTGCATTTGAGCTTTGGAAGGAGCTTTTTTCAGGCCATGCTCTTGACGTTCAATGTCAGGAAGATCCCGTTGAAATGTCTGAGCGTGATTGATGTTTTTGTTCATATTTATAAACCAAACTTTGATGATAAATTACGCATTTTTTGCATTTTAAGTTGATCAGGACCAGCAAATGTACTCATTGGCCTTTGTGCATTTAAAGCTCCTGCAAACCCACTTTGAGCAGCATGTGTTGGCAACCCACCACGTCCAATAGGTGTACCCATAGGGGCCATGCCATTGTTTGCATTCATACTGGGATTCATTATAGGTGGTGACACATTTTGTTCCTGTGGATTCACACCTGACATTTGAGACATATTCATCCCGGGTTGTTCCTGTGGATGCACACCTAACATTTGAGACATATTCATCCCAGACATATTTACCATTGGATTAGGATGCATTTGAGTTGGCATTTGAGGTTGCTGTTGTGGCATATGCTGACCAATCATTTGCCGCATACCATATTGGTCCAATTGATTTTGCATTTGCGGATCTTGTGGGTGACGCTGCAACATACCCAAAGCATTAGTCATTGGAGACATGTGAAAAGCGTTGCCAATCATGCTCATTGGATTAGCCTGGCCAAGCATATGTCCTACGTTTATGTTAGGAAGCTTAAAGTTAAACATTATTTGCAGTTCCAAGCTCGCAAGCTTTTATTAATCCTGCTATTAGGATCGTTTGCGGTTTTTGCGGATGTATTAGCCCGTTTCATACCTTCCATCCGAGCACAAAAAGATTTGCGACGAGCTGCATCTTTTGGTGTTTTGGGATTTGGCGCAGGTGGCTTAAGGTTAGCACCTGTAGTACGTTTAAAGTGTGCACGTCCAGCTGCATTTAGCCCACCATTAGGGTTCTGATATTTTTTGACAACACCCATGATGTTGATTGTACTATAGGCTTTTACAAACATTGCACTCGCATGTACGCAAGTATATGATAGCGCAATGGAACCAATTAAGATTGCAATCAGATCTATATCTGACAACCCTCGTTTTGTGATGCCATCTCAAGCAACAGCTGGAAGTCACGGGTTTGACATATCAGCTTTTATTAGTAAACCCACTGCATTACATCCCGGAAAAGTAGCATTAGTGCCTACTGACATTACACTGAAGATGCCATCTAACGTAGAGGCACAAGTGCGTAGCCGTAGTGGGTTAGCTGCAAAATACGGAGTGTTTGTGCTAAATAGCCCAGGCACTATTGACGCAGATTACACTGGTGAAGTCAAAGTCATTCTTGCTAACTTTGGATCAGAAGTGTTTTTCATTCAGCCAGGAATGCGTATAGCGCAACTAGTTTTTGCGACTGTACCAAGCATTGAACTAATTAACATATCTACAGGTGATCTGTTTGATACTGACCGTGGATCAGGTGGATTTGGCAGCACAGGAGTATGAGAATGCAAGCTAGACTAATTTGGATTACACCTGACGCTGAATCTCACATTGCATACTGTGCACGAGTTAGCAACCCTAAGAATCAGGATAACCCTGACTTCGCAAAGCTTTTACGGTATTGCAAACGCAAAAAGCACTGGTCCGTGTTTGAGATGGCAAACGCTTGCCTTGAAGTCAAAACAACTATTGCAGTTGCAATGCAGATGCAGCGTCACAAGTCAATGGCGTTTCAAGTGTTCTCTCAACGATATTCTCCTGTCGTAGAAAAACCAATGCCTATACAGCTTAGATTAAAGCATCCGACCAATAGGCAATCGTCTATCATTGATGACAACAATCCTGAGTTGCGCGAGCTTGAATGCCTTGCAGACGAATCAGTAGCGTTGGCGTTTGACACCTATGAAAAGATGATTGCATTTGGCGTTGCGCCTGAAACAGCGCGTAACGTATTGCCAATGTGTACTCCTACAACAATGTACGTTAATGGAACACTGCGTAGCTGGATCCATTATCTAGAAAGCCGTCTTGAAGAGGGGGCGCAAGACGAACACCAGCATGTTGCCACGATTATCAAGGCCATACTGAGACAACAATGCCCCACTGTATGGGAGGACTAATGTCTGACGAAAAAACCGTAGAGTCAGCAAATGCCGAGCTCACGTATCCACTTTCGGATCGTGAGCTTGAGGTTTTGCGTATGTTGCCTAAAGGGCGAACTGCGAAGATGATGGGTGTCGCTATGTCGATCAGCCATAGAACAGTCAACTTTCACCTTGACAACCTTTACTGGAAACTGGGTGTAAGTGGCCTAGATGCTAAAAACAGAGCTATCAAAAAAGCAAGGGCACTTGGTCTAATCGACTAGTGCCCTTGACTTGCTTGGCCCCGTCACAAGCAAGATTACAGGTTGGATTCGTCAATCTTACGAATAATGATTGGCGTTCCGTTGCCCATGTACGCTCCGGTAATGTTGTAATCGATGTACTCTATGGCCTCATCGTATGACATGCCGTCTTCTTCGCACTGTTTTACAAGCAGGTCAAAGTCGTATGCCACGACAGTGTTTTGACATGGCTTGACAGCGATACCGTAGATAGCACTGTCAAACCCGTCTAGCGTCAAAGCACCTTCGTCTACGAAGTCACCAATCTGTTCTTTAGTCATCACCAAATGGATCCGAGATATCGTCGGTTTTGATTGGCTGACGCTGTTGTGGAGCCTGGAACGCGTTTTGGGCTCCACTAGAATCCTTCTTACTGTCAAGCGGTTGAATGTTATCTACAACCACTTCAGCAGCTTTGCGCTTTTCGCCATTGTGCTCGTACTCACGGATGCGAAGCTTGCCTTGTACTGCAATCAAACGACCTTTTGAAAGATAGTTACTAGCAAACTCTGCTGTTTTACCAAAAGCGGAAAGGTCAATAAAGTCGGATTCTTCATTCTTACCGCGATCAACTGCAATGCGCATGTTAGCAACCATGTTGTTGTTAGTAAGCGACTTTACATTAGGATCGGCTACCAGCCGTCCAATCAAAACTACGTTATTCATATTGTCTCCTAGCTGATTACTGATTCGTCTGTGATGATTGTTGAGTTGCGCTTGTTCTGCATAAACGCAGCGTTGATAATGCTGCTTGCAATCTCCAACAAAACCTTACTTGGAATCTTGTTTGTCTCGTTCAATGCCATCAAACGCTCCCATGCTGGAACACATGGCAACTCCTCGCCGTTGATAGCGTAATGAATACCTGTAACGCCTTGGACGATCTTGATGTCCACGTCACAAGTATTGCTTTTCTTTGCAATTGTGATCATAAATACCCCTTACTTAGAGTGGTTTCCCACAAAGGTATTATATCATTAATTGCGTTTTCTTAGTTCTTTTGCAGCAGATACAAATACTTTTCTTAAAAGTGTCTGCTCCATAGCAGCAAACTCGCCTGGAAGATCAACCGTTTTACAAGCGTCTTGAAAAGTTTTATTAGGTTCGTACTCAACACCGAATAACTTACAAGCCTCTTCAATTGTGTCTGGCGCAACTTTTACGCCAAGTAGTTTTGCAATAAAGTTTTTCAAAAGTTCACCCTCAGTATCCCGCCGAATTTGCCTAGCTCATCCCATTGGCGGTTTTTCTTGTATACACCATCTCCATCACGGTCTACCACACCATCTGAATCGGGTTCAGGAGACGTGTTTCCTTCAATGGTCCACATATACGTTGGATGAACGTCAATAATGATGCCAATATGACCGATTCTGCCTAACTGGCTAAAGTAAAACAGTGCCAGATCACCTTTGCGTGGCACGGATATGCCATCTTTTACAGCTGAAATTGGGACCCACAAGTTGTTTTTCTTGGCGTAATTTGCCCAATCAGGTGTGTATCCAGATCGCGGAAAAGCTGCGTCATATGTCAAGCCAAGTTGCGTAGCTGCGGTTTTCATCATGGCTCGCACAAAAGCTGCACACCATGGATTCCCTGGACCAAGTTGAGGTTTACATTGACTGAGGTAGAACTCGACCTCGTCACCAGCGTTGTTGCCTTCTTCCTGTGTGCCCACAGCGAGCAAAGCATTACGAATAGATTGCATTGCAATAGGTCTGTCCATGAAAAGTTATACCATGAGGCATGGCGTAGAATACCTACATGCTTATTGATGAAGTTAGCATTGAAACAACAGCCATTATTTTGTGGCTTGCACGTCAGGGGTACACCATTCCCGCTATAGCCCGTGAGCTTGATTACAGAGACATCGAGCCTCCAACTACAGGCAAAATTCTGCGTCAAGGAGAGCCTATAGCGTGGTCTTACAACTTAGTTAGAGACATCATTGCAAAGAATTTAAAGGCAAAACCTGATGTTAAAAAGCGACATCATCCTATGTATTTGGAACGTCAAATGATGTTTTTAAAGGAACATAGGTGTATGACGTATCGGGATATAGCTGACTACTTAAATGAGAATGGAACACCAAACGCGTACTACAGCGAATGGAACGCAGAGTCTGTAAAAAAAGTTATTTACAGGTATAGAGATTATTGCAGCAAGCGCAAGCAGGATCCCTTTTGCCCTTACCCATCAGCTTATGCTAACTACCTTTTACCACCCTCATACTCAACGCCATGATTGTTGATTTTTAGTAAGTCAGCTAGGCTTTGTCCGTCCATTGTAACAGTGCCTAGAATACGTCCGTACTTGTCTTCACGGTGGTTTTTAACTAAGACAATAAGGTCTTTCCCACCCATGATCCAAGCAGCTGTGAAGTTACGAGCTTCAACGCCTTCAGGAGTGTCTTTTTCAGGACAGTTAACGTGCTCCAAGCGAATCTTTTTACCCGCAAGTATTACGCCAAACCCCAAATCAAGGTCAGCTTTTAGGGTGTCACCATCTACAACAGATACATTTTTAAGAGCGTATTGGTACAGCGTTGCTTTCATGCATTAAGTATAACAAAAAAGACCAGCATGGCGGGGCTGGTCTTTCTTTGCAGAGTATGTGTGTGTCGGGTTAGGCCTGGAGGAGCCTTTCCTTTACTGATCAGTTGATCGTTCTGATTCTACCACCTTGTTACTTTTGACAATGCGGTCATAGATATCTTTACGCATGAACATCTCTGCATTTCCTTTAATAAGAGCTGCGTCTTTCAGCTTATTAGTAAAGGGTTTAGTAAAGGCCACTAGCTTAGTCCGTTTCTGGCCATTTTTCATTGGCGTTATTCCTTGTCATAATGGTGCGCCTAGCAGTGATGGTCTTATAACGATGCACGGCGATATGCACAGCCTCAATCATTTCGTCAAACCTAGGGTTGTTAATCTTGCCAGAGTTAATGACCTTGCCGTTATCTTCCATAACAAACTTGACAAACGGTTCATCCGGATTCTCATTAAAGTAAGTGACCAGCATACCAGCAGCTTCGTATAAATCAGGATCAATATCCTCGTCAGTTTTGCACACAGGTACAATTTTAAATTTCATTTTACTGACTCCCATGTAAGCGCAACCCAGTCTTTGGCGAGCAAATCATCAAGGTCAAGACCGAGCGAGTATTCTTTCATGTCGTAATCTTCTCCAAGTTCATACATATACACATGCCTCATAAACGACGAGTTTTCGATGTCGTAGTATAAATAAAAGTCATTCTCCCAAGCTACACGCCTAAACGGAAGTCCAGCAGACACGAGGTGTAAAATATTGTGCAACGATGTGCGCTTTAGATTAACCTCTCCATTACGATACGCTTGCTGGATCCGGTAAAAGTGTGTGCTACTAATGCCCATGAGTTGCATAATTGCTTCGCCCTTAACACCATCCCTCATGAGTTTGTGGATCTTTTTGATGTCTGCGTCGCTTAGCTTCTTACGCCTGTCTGTACTAGTGTCCATAGTATTCCTTGTACACGCATCTTTCACCGCGCAGTTTAGTTGCAAACGCACAGTAGGCTTCAATGATGGTTTCGTGATCGCCGTTAAAATTGTCAATTAGTTGCTTAGGAAACCGACCAACATAGAAGTATAAAATCCAGTCATCGACCAGCAACGCGTCAGCAAGATCGTCAATGTATGGCTCAAAGCTCCTGCGCCCATGCTCAATACAGTTCATCATCTGAGGTGAGATAGAACCGTCACCATCTAACCTACGCACCTTACGAGCAAGCGCACGTTGAGACATACCAAGTGCCTCGCGACGCTGCTTAATGTATTCATGACCCTTCACTTATTACCTCCACTGAATTCCAAATAGGATCTTTGCCAGCGGGATGCCAACGGCCAAGCACCCAGCATGGATCACAAAATGTTTCTGGCTCAATCTTGATAGATGACAGAATTGAATACTCGCCATCTACGTGCATGTAAAACATCTCAGATAGCTCCGAATACCGCAAGTATTCGTTATCCTGCCACTCAGACATGCGGATTGGATAACCGTGCATCATCCACTCCAAAGCTTTACCAATCGTTACCAATTCCTACCTCATTTCCCCATACATCCCAGCCTGGGTATGGTCTACGCGCAAACATTTCAAGTTTTGATGAGTCTGGATACAGCCTGTTGATCCGCTCATGAACATCATCAGGTTTACGGCTGTGTTCCATTTTTGGAGCAAGGACAACCTGTCTAACGCTTTCGTCATGCAGCTTTATTGGCCTACCAGACTTTGTATAACTACCCGCTAGTACTAGTTCTGTAGTTGGTTTTACAATACTAGGACGAACGCCTTGTGCGCCTACAGGAGTGCCATCCTGTTTAGTCTTCACCCACACAAAGGGCACTCCTCTAAACACAAGGCCCCAACCCGCAAGTAACGACATAGCAGCGTCAAGCTTGGGGCACGTAGCCCACATAAACACTATCGAGTTCTTGTGCAACAAGGACGGAACGTCCAGCGCAACAAGCTCGTCGTTACTCATTGTGTTGTAAAACTTACTGGCAGCACCCCACTTGTCTTGGGACCCAGTGTAACTCCACGGTGGATCCATAAGGACAACGTCGTACTTTTGTTTTGGTAATTCTCTACTCACCGGAGAACACGTACCGGATGCGGTCAACAAACGAAGCCTGGTCAGATGAACGCATCTCGCTGTAATCACCAACCTGCTCCATAGCGTCAAGCAGCTGAGTCATGATCTCACTTGCCTTCTTCATATCTTTAATCAAGTCAACGCTATCGTAATCGCCCTCAACCACAGTCAAGCGACGCATAACTTCGAGCTCACACTGACACGCAAGTAACTGGCCAAGCAGCGTGGCATATCGCTTACGGATTTCTCTACTGATCATTACTACCTACCTTACTTGCAGGGGTTACCTGCGAGGTAAGTATACCACATTGCATACATAGATCTTTGACGTAGGCAGAAGGGCTTCGCTAAAGGGTGCGGAATATTTCCGGGTTCTACGTGGGGAGAAATAGGGTGGTGGGAAGATCTTCTGTAAGCGGGGGGTGCATAAAGAAATTATAGGTGGGGGCGGGGCTTGCCATACCCCCCTGCCGTACACACAGGAGAGTGTGAAGGGAGGGAGGAGGGCAGGGCACACGAGCGGACGGGAGAGGCGCAACACACAGCTACACACACAAACGAAGGGCGAGCGGAGCGAGCACGTTGGTGCAGCACGAAGTGCGCACCACACGCGGAGCGTGTGCTTAGCTCTGGACGCGAGACGTAGCTGTCCGCATGGACAGTACGGTAAGCGTCCAGGGTCGGTGCGCGTTAGCGCAAAGCACACGCACAGCGTAGCGAGCGGACGCGAGCGCACTTGGTGCAGCACGAAGTGCGCACCACACGCGAGCGGATGCGAGCGAGGTTGGTGTAGCGCGGAGCGCACACCACACGGCGAGCGGATACGAGCCTGAGACAAGCGACACAAAGTGGAGCGCAACACACCGCGAAGCACCGACTCTAGCGAAAGAAACCGCGAAGCACCGTAGCCCGGCGAGGAACGAGCCGGAAATTTTTTCATCACCCTCTAACTGGGTGCACAGTACCTCCGAGCGTTCACCCATCCCGCAAGTATGCGCCTATGTGGGTGCGGCGGCTCTCAGCTGAATACATCCATCTACTCTCCTGCTTGCGCCTGGTTACTTGTCCATCACCTGCTACCGCGTCCTGCATCTCCTGCTTTAGAGATCTCCGGCACTCTGCACCCTGTCGGATTAGCGCACCCTGCAGGTATATGTTCCGATGCATAGCCCAGGATTCCGGAGATATACGCGGGAATCTTTCGCGCTCTCCTGCCTTCCACACTCTTTCCTACTTCACATTGATTGCCCGGTGCTCGTATAATGTCCCCGTGTGTCCCTTCGACACACAAAGGAAGGTTACTAGTAGATGTACGAATATTTGACCCGTGCGGAGTGGGTCCGCATCGCGTGGAATCTGTCCGCGCTATTCCTCGCGCTTTGCGCTTGTATCGTTGCCTCCTGCGCCTCCATTGCCTCAATGTGGGGAATGTGGGACCCTGCCGGGTATCTGGTTCCTGATGCTCTAAAACTTGCCCGTCTGGGCTGTGTCGCGCTTTCCTGCGTGTCGGTTGTCGTTTGGTGGTGGGCGATAAACGACCTGCTTGCAAAGTGGGCGTTTGAATCCTTCAAGCGGTCCTTATCGTTGCGCGGTGGCAATCGATGAAGCGTAAAGAATTGCCGATGGTCTCGGCGTTAGTGGTCCCGTTTTCGGGGAATGACAAGTTAGGCGGTATGGCTTGCACATATCGCCCGGTTGGCTCTGCCGACATTGGCGGGACCTGTCCGAATACTTGCCAATTCCTACCTACTCGGTTGGGCGGTCAAAAGCCATACAGTACAAATGCTCTGCGGGAATCCCGCGCTATTGATTACGCTTCGCGGTCGGTCCATTCGTTTGACGTAGTGGACCAAGTAGCAGGGTGTGACGGCGTTATGTGTTATGCCATGACGGGCTATTGTCGAAAGCATCAAGCGCGGTCCGGTGAAGTTGAGAACCACGGGAGTTTGTATAACATTGGTCGTGGGCTTGATGTTCGTATGATGGTTAGCGGGGATTGGCTCGGCGCGGGTGGCGGTTGGGATATGGAACACCATCGCGCCGTGTTGGGTTGGCTCCCGTCTCAATTGGGTTGCGTCTTTGGTTACACTCACGCCGGGCACGTTCACGGTTTAGATACTTACGGCCGGGAGTTGGTATCGGCGGGAATGGTCCTCTGGGCCTCCCGTGATACTGCATTTGATGCGCTTGCAGAATTGGACCGTTTACGGGCATTTCAGCGCGCCGGGAAGGGTTACGCGGTTGGAGTCACTTTGGCGCGTCCTATGGCAGAATTACGCGCCTCTAAGCAGTTCCTACAGGATGCAGGGTACACCGTGCGATATTGCCCATGGGACCTATCGCGCGCTAAAACCGGGCAGAATCCCAAAGGGTTGATTTCCTGCCGTGATTGCCGATTGTGTCTGGACCATCCAGCCAGACCGGATGTGATTCTATTCCCGGTGCACGGGACCGGGAAAGAAGGCGGATTGTGATTATCTTGTGGATTGTCTGCGCCGGGCTCGTGCTCTGGTTTGCCGATAGGCGCAACCGGGACCGATAGAAGAAAAGAGCTCTCGCGCATTGTGCACCCTGTCCGATTCCGGGCAGGGTGTTTTGCGTTGTGGATCCATTGCATTTTGCACCCGGTCCCGGTCCCGGTCCCGGTCCCGGTTGGCGGGTTGCTTTATCCTGGCCGCGGTTTATATATTCGGTTGGGTTGTGTGCAGCTAACACCTCCACACCCGGTTTCAATATTGCCCGTGCTCGATTCTCTCGCCCGTCCTTCTATCCGTGCTCGCTTCGCTCGCCCGGATTATTCGACACACACGCAGGTATATCCGGTGATATATGGAGCAATCCTGCGCCGTTTCCGCATCCGGTCCCATATTCCTTCATCCGGTCCTGATAGGGTCCCGTATTGGCGATTGTGGAGCCAACGACACACACACACGCTGTCCTGACATATGGCATAAAAAAACCTCCGGGTTTGATGCCGGAGGGTGAAGGATTGAAGGGTTGGTTAGAACAGTATCCAGACCTGTTCGTATTGGTGCACTAGCGCGTTGCTATCCCGTAGCGTTTTGCATATCTGGTATACGCCACCTTCATCGGTGCAATAGGTCGGTGTACGTTCGAGTATGTCGCTGATGCTTGCCAATAGCATATTGGATTCCAATTCCATCTCAGTGATGGCATTGTCCCACTCTTCATCGGGAATGGTTACATTGCAGTGCTTCTCAATGGCATTGCGGACAACCCATGGCTGATATGCATGGCGGGTAACGAGCCCGGTGTATTCGTGTACCTCTTTGTATGCCAAGTGCCATCGGTCCTCTGTGTCCGGCGATGTAGTTTCGTGGTGAATCCAGATAACGCCTTTGTGGTCGATGCCTTTGGCATCAAGCCACTCAGACCGGGCATTGTTGATAATGGCAGAGACTTCATTGGACGGCGCGTAGACTCCGGTAGTGTCGAAAGTCTGAATGAGTCCAATGGAACGATGTCGGCATACACCGCCCCAAAGACCATCCGCAGAGCAGTTGTCATGATGCTCCGCGCATGGCGGGATTGGCAGGTCGTAGCGGGTTAGAATCTGTCGCGCCTTTTGCATCGCGATACCTAGCAACAAGTTCATATCTTTACCTCTCGTTTCATACGAATAAGTCTTGGGTTTGGTCCGTGGATTGTCTCAGCTAGTGCTCCTGCAACCGCTATGCGGGATGCAGGACGTACCTGCGCGTGGCATATGGCGGTCCAATTTGTAGTCAGGTCAAGCATTGCAATCATTGCCAATGTTTGCGTCTCGTAAATCAGCGCATTGGATGTGTAATGTGCGCCCGGCGTGTCGGTCACTTCGACCTGCCACCAAGTGGTGTCGAGGCTCTCACGCTCCCATCCGTTGTCGATGCACCAATGCCAGAGTTGCGACACCGCATCGTCCGGGTCGTTTGGTCCACTGGTGAACGTGACAAAGTCGCACTTGGCTAGTGTCATGTCATCGTTGAAGTAGACCATGCTATTGGTTAGCAGTCGGTCACCTTCAACCGGGCGAGTGCGGTAGAGGATGTACCGTGGGCGAGCCACGGCACTTTCCTTCATCTCGAATCCGGTGTTGTTCATTGCGTCGATGAGTTTTTCCATTAGTCGATTACCTCAAAGTGTTCGTGCTTGTCTTGCCACGGTGTTTCCGTGACGTAGTATGCCAACCGATTCAGCCAATGGATGCCGGGCAGAATCAGTTCGCAGTTGTCACTCCATACCTTTGTCCAGACGTGCTTTTCATTGATGCCTAGCGGGAGTGCCTTACTTGATACTTCAATCCGCAGGTCCACGGGTTGTTGTCCTACGAACATAAAGTAGGGAATTGGTCGGAAGTAGGCAAGCCAATGGTCGTACCGTTGCTCCAACGGAATAACGGTGTGTGTGATGGTCCATCCCTCCGGGCGGAAATACTTCTCGTCCCAGTCTGATTCCCACATTGGTTCCAGATGCTCTTGGACCAACGTGTCGCGCTTTTCCACTTCGGAAAGTCTGGTCCGCACCATGACCTGCTCCGCAGATTCTAGCGGGATGTCAATCTCCCACATCACCATCGGGTCGGCATTGTGCTCTTCCTGCAACCGATTCAGGATGAATTCGCGGTCAATGCATCCATGGTCCCATCCGTTGTTCATAACGGGGATGATTCCCGCATCGGATAGTTCCTTCACTACGTCTGCGGTCCACTCCTGCCCTTGGCGCATTGCCATAAACAGTGTCTGGAATTGAGACTTGCTCCAACGATTGTTGGTCGGGATGTATTCCCCGCCTATTGGTGTGCCGATGTTGCGGTCCACGAAACGTAAACCGAATTGGTGGTGCAGGAACATCTCCTGCGCTTCTTGCTCTTTCATACTAGTCACTTTCTCCAACGCAGGATTACCTGCGGGTTTGATTATACATCACGTTGTTGGGTGATTTCAGCTGAGAATAGATGCACCCAAAATGCGCCGGATTCTAGGGTTTGCTTGGCGGATCGATTGTGTTTTACACCCTGTTGGCAAAGCCCAGGCCAAGCAGCATTTCCGGGCTCTGCACCCACTCCTCCACCTGTCGGTCCGGGTTGCACCCGTCCCCTCTCTTTTATCGTGCTCGCTACGCTCGCCCGATGCCACACAACACACGCAGGTATGTCATGCATGATAGACACACAAAAAAACGCCACCCGGTATCGGATGGCGTTTGGCTTTTGGATTATCTACTTACATCCAGTTTGCATTTGCATTCTGGACACTGGAGCCACCATGAGTGGGCGTTGGACGCTATTTTCAGGTTGTCATCAGTGAAAGTCGATGCGCTTGAACAATCCCCATCTAAATACCATCGATAGGCATCGTCGGTGTACAGGTAATGTCCGCGCTTGCAATACATGGTGGCATTGCTGAAACTGAACATCTCATCGGTTGCCTCGGCGATAACGAATTCACCATAGCCACCGCGAAGGTCGCACCCTTGGTGCACCCTGACTGCATAGTAGTCACCGCAACGGTCCGGTAGGTCGATGCCGACATAGTGGACGCTCTGCGTTAGCAACGTCTGGTAGTTGCAAGTGTTGCCAGACTTGCCACTCAGGAAGCATCCATCGACGGATTCCAAGTATGCCTTCAAACAGTCGGTCCAGTCCTCTTGTTTGAATTTTGTGGACCGTGAGAATGCCATCAAGCGGTTGGTGTGCTCGCGGTCAAAGTCGAATCCCTCGTAGAGGTAGTTTGCGACATTGCGGGAGACTTCAAAGTGTGTCGGGCGCACAACCAAACGGAAGTCCCAATCCACAAGCTCTGCATCAGTCAGGACGGCGTTGCGCTCGTGATGCCGTCCGTATGCACCGCCACTATCAAGGAAGTGCCGACCCGTGTCCTGACGCAGGAGGCGGGTGATAAGTGCCTTCTGCCACATTGCATTACTTTTCATTGATTACGAACCCCACTGTTCCTTCATCCCAATTGGATACGGTTTCAATCTTGCCAGACAACAGTGCCTCGGCAATTTTCTCGGTCAACATCGGATGTTCCCAAGCCAGAATCAAGTTTACGAATTTCTTCTTCTCTGCCTTCTTACGGCTAGTTGCATAACCGTGTTGGGCATACCGAAATATGGTTGGCGCGTGAATCATTGGTCCTGAGACCAATTGACAATCGACACTATTCACTTTCATTCTCCTCCACTTGCCAATGCCATCCGTCTGGCATTGTGACTACCAATTCCTTGTCACCAATTACGGTAGGGAATATTCCCTTGGTGATGTTCTCTGCTGTTGCATCATTGATGCCCCATGTGGTCCGAAGCATCACGATAGCAGATTCTACACTACGTTGCGACCCGATGGTCTGCAACCACTCTGATGGCGGGACCTGCCCACATTGTAAACCTAACTGCATACTA